GATAATACCCCTTTCAAAAAAAAATTTTTAAAAAATTTCTCTAAAACATTTATACAGAAAATACTTTCCAAACTGAACATAACTAGCATAACTAGCAGCTTGGGAATGTTGGTATTTATGAATATTCTATACTATTATTACATGAATAGCAACAAAAAAACTCATGCTAGTTATGAATTAATTGTTCAATAATAGCATGAGTAACAACAATAGCAACAATAGCAGTTTTTATTATTTCTATTTCTTGAATAAGTTGTTTTGTTGACAAGTTTCTAGAGATGTAGTATTATGTCTGTAAAAGTTCTTTGAAAATAAAAAAGAGCAGGTCTTGTGTGAGATTGCCGTCTCAGACAAGCCTTAGAGTACGATTAAGACACAATCATACACCAAGTTTTCCTGCATATCTTTATGTAGGAATTATAACATAAAAGGTCAGCGTTGGTCAATCGTACCAGCGCTTTTTTAGTGGAACAATTTAAATAAATTTCAAATAAGATATAAACCAAAAAGATTTAAGCATTTTGGTTGTTTGGCGGCGGTTCAGATTATTGTTAGTTTTCTTGACCGTTTGCGACAAGTGGAGAGCGACCACTATAAAAAGGCAGTCTAATCCAGCTCATGCAGAGAATGGATTCGTCTTAACGCGATTGTCTAATGTTTGTGTTGCGTTACGGCGTCAGCAGGTAAAGAGTTCCAAGCCTGTGTTAAGCCTAAGTCCTGGTATCAGGATAAGTTGCTAGCAATAGCAGCGTGGCAAAAGGGAGCGGGGGTATCGTTAGGGCCAGCACCATACTAACCAAGGCTGGGGAGGTACATCAGATAGGCGAAAGCCAAGCAGTCAGACGCTCGATAACGACTGTAGAAAGATGTATGATAAGTCACAAACAGAAACACGGATACTCGAACGACGGGGCATTTTATGTTTAGGCAGACTTTCTTACGCTTGTCGTAGGAGTAGTCTGTCCAAAAGCCGTTGCTTTCACTCCGAAGCATTTTATAATCTCTACAGTTCCAGAGTCAACTCTATTCGTGAAAGTTTCTACCAATTTGGCTCATGCTCCAGAATGAGTATATACTATATATAGTGTTTAGAGAGTATTAGTATACTATATATAGTGGTTGATTTAATTGATTAACTTTAATATGAGTAATTGATAATGATACGCATTATCTTCATTGTGTTAATATAAAACATTTGATATAATATAATTGCGCACATAAATGAATAAGACCAGCCGTATTTGAAGCCTAACGCGCTCCCCAGATACGGCATGTCTTGTTTGTATATGTGCTTTTTTTTATTATCTTTTTTGGAGGTGGCACATGGAGAATGAGGACGTCAGGGCTGAAATTCAAGAGATAAAAGAACAACTGATTCAGATTAGGACGATGCTTGAAATTTTAAACAGGCAGTTCGGTGAGAATCAGCCAAGGCTGGCGTATCTTGAACGTGAAACCGAGAGGCAGAAGGATAGTTTGAAGCAGGCCCACCATAGGATAGATGAGGTGAACACCAGAACTTATTGGCTTATTGGTGCCTGCATTACGCTGTTGGGTATTTTTGTTAGTGCATTTGTGAGGTGATTGCTTATGGAGAAATTAAAACAGCTGTTTACGGCTATTCAGACAAAACAGATTGGGGTACTTGTAACAGTTATGATGGTATTCCTGGCACTGGTAATGTTTAGCTGGTTTATTGGCTTCTGGGCCAATGGACTGTGTGGAGCGAAGTTTGATTTGGGTAGCTGTTGGCAGGGGATTTCCGCAGTAGTAGCAGGTATGACAGGTGTAGCTGCCTTGGCTGGCAGTAAGTATGCCCGCTACTATCTGGACAGTAAGTATAATTCCGGTGATGGGGAACGTCCTGAGTAATGGAGGTGCAATTATGCAGAGAGCAAAGATTATTGAAACTGATTTGAACTTTAGAGGGCTTGATAACCGCAGGGTGACTGATATGATTGTCATTCATCACACGGGCAACCCGACTGATGATGATTTGTCTGCTGCTGAAATCCATGAGAGCCACAGAGCACAGGGGTGGGCTGGTATCGGCTATCACTATGTTGTGCGGAAAGATGGCAGCATTGAGAGAGGTCGTCCACATTGGACGATTGGAGCTCATGCTGTTGGTGAAAATTCTCATACTATTGGTATCCATGTTTGCGGTAACTTTGAAATTGGCCAGCCGACTGACAAGCAGATTGAGGCATTGGCTATGCTGCTAGGCACTATCTGCCACGATTACCAGTTACCTATTGATAGCAACCATGTAGTCGGGCATCGTGATTTGATGGCTACTGCTTGCCCTGGTGAGAACTTGTACAACATTTTGCAGACTGTACGAGGCAAGGCTATTTGGTATCAGCAGAATTAAGGAGAGTGCAATGCAGAAAATAAAGGATTGGATTCTAAATAATAAATATAAAACAGCCCAGATTATTACCGCTGTAATCCTGATTGTTCTGCTTGTATTTTTTGTGGTTAAGGCTTGGGAGGCGCACACAACCAAGCCTGTGACTACAATACCACAGCAACAGGCGGAAACACCGGCAGGGGTTGAAAAGGCTGCCAGCAATGCCCACATCAAATTAGATAGCGGGCAGACTAAGCAGGTGTCGGAAACTATCAGGGAAATCAGGGTAACTGAAAAAGAGCCAGTATATATCATTCAGACTACAGGCGACAAGGCACAGGAGGCCTCTGAAAAGGCCAGTAAGCAAGAGAAAGCAGACTTCTCTATAGTCACCGATAAAGACCACCCAGACGAGGCCGTAGAGCTTGATAAGCTGGATAAAGACACGACTGTTAATCTCAATCAGTACAACGTACAGGCTTACAAGAAGCACATCAACACCATAGAGTATTACCCTGCTGAAAAGACTGTGGGCTATACCCACCAGTGGAAAATCAGCAAAAGCGGAAAATATATGGGGGTTGGCGTTGATTATGATACGGACGATGGCAGAATAATGGCAAAAGTGACATATTCTTGGTGAATTAGGAGGGATTTTTTGTGAAATTATTTATCTCACAGGGTATGCGTGGAAAGACCGATGAGGATATTTTGGCGGAACGCAACAAGGCTATTGAAATAGTCAGAAAAATGTTTCCAGACGATGAAGTAGAAGTATTGGATTCGTTTTTTCAGAATGAAGAAGAACCAGCTGATGTTAAGGTAAGTGGCCTGTGGTGGCTTGGTAAATCACTTGAAATTCTTGCAAAAGCCGATGTTGCTTATTTTGCAGAGGGGTGGGAGTATTACCGAGGTTGCCGTATGGAACATAGTGCTTGCTTGCGGTATGGAGTGAAGATTATTAATTACGAGGGTGTTTATCATGGCAAAGGATTGGAGTAATTGCAAGACAATATACACCATAGGTGCCACGAATCACTCGGAAGAAGTACGAGCCAGCGAGGATTACTATGCCACGGAGCCAAAGGCTGTTGAGGTGCTGCTAGAGGCAGAGAAATTCTGTCCTGTTATTTGGGAACCAGCATGCGGTGAGGGACACATGTCAGAAGTTCTCAAAAAGCACGGGCACATCGTCACAAGCACTGACCTTGTAGATAGAGGTTACGGCGATATATCAGATTTTCTAAATAGCGATTTTAAGGTGGAAAAATGCGATATAATCACAAATCCGCCTTATAAATATGCTTTAGAGTTTTGTCAAAGGGCTATAGATGTGCTTGATGATGGGCATAAAGTGGCTATGTTTCTAAGGTTGCAGTTTTTGGAAAGCAAAAGAAGAAAGCAATTTTTCTTAGACAATCCTCCTAAAATAGTCTATGTCAGCTCATCAAGATTGCATTGTGCTAGAAATGGCAATTTCTCAGATGCAACAGGAAGTAAAAGCAATGCAGTAGCTTATGCATGGTTCGTGTGGGAAAAAGGGTATCAGGGTACTACAAGCCTAAAATGGATAAATTAGGGGGATATATGGAAAAAGAACATATAATCTAAACAAATTTACTGAATATATATTTGTTGCTATTGTTGGTATTATTAATTATTAGAAACATTAATAGCAATAATAGCAATACTACCATAATTATCAGAAAACGCCGTAAAACCCCTGTCTTTAGACATGGGGATATAAGGCTTTCTTAGATAAGCTAAAGAATAAAATACCGTGGGGCACACGGAAATCTACGCTTGGGGAGAGCGTGTCAGACATATAGGCCACGGCCTATATGCAGTGCTCAAGGAACCAAGAATCCCATGCCTAAAGGCAGGGGAGTGTCAACAATCATTTATATCATGATTAGCAGTGTTAGCATGATTATCATGATTACCAATACTACCAAGAATAGTATAAAACATGATAATAAAATTAAGACCATAATTATCAATACTAGCATGATTAGCAAGTTTAGTATAATTACCAAAGAACAGAGGTGATATTTTATGAGTTTTACAAAAGATACACTTGGCACTACGGAATCTGTCGGCGGTGTAAGTCTGTTTGAATCCCTACGCTCTAGCCAAAATGCCAGCGGAAGCTACAGTGGATTAATGTCTGCTGGTGACAAAGCTAAGCTGGATGGCATTGAGGAGGGAGCAAATAAGTATATTCACCCTAACAGCGGTGTAGTCCCGGGCAGGTATTTATTCGTCGTGGTAGATGAGCAAGGACATGTGACGGACGCCACGGCAGCCCCGAACGGAACCCTTGCAGAACATGAAATAACTGACGTATTCATCAGAGATGGCACTATACATATAGCGGAGAACAGCATTTCGCCATTGACAGCAGAAAGCAATTTGGAGGCAACTAAAATCGTAGGAGTCCTTTCAAGCAGTCAGTTGCCGAATGTACTTGCAGAATATGGTATTGAAGATGTATCGCTGATTGATGGTACTGTAAGAATCGGCGATAACTCTATAACACCCTTAACTGCTGATAGTCCTTTGTCTGCTAAAAAAGTAGTAGGAGTGCTGGGATTGGAAAACATTCCAAGAGGTGCTGAAAGAACGATTGTCGTTGCTGATGATAATGCCAGATTTGCGCTTACAGCTGACGACGTGCAAAAAGGCGATGTGGTTAAGGTAAATAGCACCTCAAAGATGTATATTGTGCTTGATACTTCTAAGCTGGACAGTGAAGAAGGATATATGGAATACAGCAATGGTTTTGTACTTACACCAGCAACTGCAAGTAAATTAGGCGGTGTTATTGTCCCAGGGAATGCAGGTATTAACCTTACTGATGAGGGCGCAATATCTATTAAGATGGGGAACGGCTTAGATGTTTCTCCAGAGGGCGCGATTACAATCAAGACTGGTACGGGGCTAGAGATTTCTCCAGATGGTACAATAGACATCAACCAAGCAGAAGTAAAGGGAGATGATGTATGGACCACAAACAAGTATGGTAATTTTGTGGTTCTTGCAAAACCAACCGTAAATAGAGATTTTTATATAAATGCGCATGGCAATTTATCAATAAAGAATAAGGAGGCGACAGCTAATGGCTGATGAAATTGTAAGGGGCTGGGACCCATCTATTGATGGCAAAGGAACGTTAGGACATGCGGATTTTAGATGGGGTGAAGTAAATGCGGTAAAATACAATGCTGCTACAGTAGTAACAGATAACATTGAAGCAAAGACTATTTCTGGCGAAATTGCGCCAAAGTTAGTATCTAAAATCGTTCATTCCGATGATTCTATCACAATAACCCAGGCGGATGGCAGCCAGTCTACAGTACCGCTGACCGGCGAAACTACGCTGGGCTGGTGCAGAAAGCGTCGTATTGAAAAGTCTGGCAACACAGTAAAACTGTACTGGGAGGATCCGAAAGGCGGTTACGCGCAGTGGGCCAAGACTGTAATTGTAAAAAAGCAGGGGGCTTATCCAGAGTCTCCGAGTGATGGTATTACTGTAGTTACGACTACCGAGCGTGACAAGTATAAAACAAATCCGTACACCGACACACAGGCTGACGCGGATAAGTGGTACTATCGCGCTTTTCCGGTATCTGCCGGCGGTAACACCAGCTATCACCGACTCAACAAATTTGGCTTCTGGCACTATGCTATCTGGATTGACCGGGAGGACGGCGTAGAAGCTACCTGCGTTCACAATATGGACGGATATGACAATCAGGATTACCGACCTATTAAGATGATTTTCGATACAGATGTTGAGAAAAACGTCCTTGACTGGGGCGATTGGGAAAATGCTCAGTTTATGCCGAAGCCTTGTATGTTACGCAACAACGGCACTGTAGACTACTATCTCAACCCTAATAATTACAATCAGAAAGCTGATGGTTCTCCGACTACAGATATTTCTGATGTGAATTACGACGGTAATGCGATGACGGAATGGAGTCCAGTCTTTACTAAGAATGAGACTATTGGCACCAAGCATTATATCTACTACTGCTCCGAGAAGCTGGATGATAGCTATGAGTGCTACTCTGCAAAGAAAGACGATGGCACATATGGCGAACACTGGTATATGCCTATTTACGAGGGCAGGGTAGTAAACAATGTTATGAGGTCTTTGTCTACCGGCACTGATGGCACAGGCACGGGTGCAGCACTGCCAACGGCTAGCACCACTATGGACCAGGAAATGACATACGCTAAAGCAAACGGCACAGGCTGGAACATTACCAATTGGGCTGATGAAAATCTTATAGCCATGTTGGGCGTTTTGGTAATGGGCAGGCTGAATTGTGCTATAGCCATAGGCTACAATTGTGGCTCCAGCTCCGGCGGATTAACTCACAAAGTCGGCACTGGTAACAAGAAAGGCATGTTCTTTGGGCATTACACTATTTCTGCATATGCCACCAAATTTTTCGGCATGGAAAACTGGTGGGGACATAGATGGCGGCGTTGTGTAGGCTTAATCACAAAAGATTATAAAGTCTTTGTAAAAATGACAAAGAGTATCATCGACGGCTCTACAGTGCAGAATTACAATAGCACTGCTGACGGATACATCAATACCGGCATAACAGTACCGGCAATGAGTGGTAGCTATTTTGTTGATGTAGCTAACAGCAAGTATGGCTTTGCCATACCGACGGCTCTCACTAAGTACAAAGGCGATACCGGTACTGCTGGCGGTTCTGCTTCCACATATTACTGTGATGGTGGCTGGTCTGCTGGCGGTGTCTGTGCTCTGGTTTCCGGCGGCGATGTGTACGACGGGGCGGCCTCTGGCCTCTTCTGCTTCTATGTGTCCTCTGCCCCGTCGGGTGCGGGTTGGAGCTTCGGGGCCTCCTTGTCTTTTAAGAGCTTTTAGAGAGGGTTCAAGGGAGAAACCTCTCCCTTGGATTGGCTAAGACCACTAACTAACGAATAAAAAACTATAAATAGGGACTGTATGGGCGTGTGCTCTGATTTCCGGCGGCAATGTGAACAACGGGACGGCCTCTGGCCTCTTCTGCTTCAATGTGTCCAATGCCCCGTCGAATGCGAATTGGAACATCGGGGCCTCCAATCTTTACCGAAAAAAATAATGCCTGTACTCTTCCGCACCGAAAGGGGAAAATTAAGCCGTAAAAAGCACGGATTAGTAAGGTTGCCGAATATCCGTGAGGCGATAAAGACAGATGAACACTGTAAATAACTTGTTTGATAAGATATGTACAAAAGAAAACATCCTTTTAGCTATCCGCAAAGCAGCCAGGGGAAAGCGAAAGAAGCGTGTAGTACAGCAGGTACTAGCTGATGAAGAAGCGGTAGCAGATAAACTGCTGGAGCAATTGCAAAGTGGCACGTGGCACCCGAATGCAATTCATAGTGTCAAAGTGATTAATGACGGCATTCAGCAGAAGAAACGCGAAATAGTCTGCCCGGATTTTGCAAATGAGCAGATTGTACATCACGCAATACTAAATATCTGCGCACCGATTTTTCAAAGAAGATTCTATAAATACTCATGCGCAAGCATACCTGGCCGTGGTGTTGAGTACGCTGTGAAGTATATCCGCAAAGCTAAAGCTGATAGAAAGAATACAAAATATTTCGCTGTTCTTGATATACGGAAATTCTTCAACAGTATAAAGCCGTCAAAGGTCTTTCATGCAATACGGCGCATAATACGCGATAAGCGTGTACTAGCACTGTTTGCAAGGATACTGAGAGCTAACAAAATCGTCAGGCTGGATGGCAGTAGAATTAAGCGTGGTACTCCTATAGGGCTGTATACAAGCCCTTGGTTCGCTAATATATTGCTGACTAGCTTAGATAATTTAATCAAAGCTAACGGAGTAAAATACTATATCCGATACAACGACGATATGCTAATCTTTCACGCTAACAAGCGTAAGCTCAAAAAGATTTTGGAGCTGGCAGAACAGCATATCAGCTCTTTAGGGCTGGTACTGAAAAGGCCGTGGCAGATACATATGCTATCTAAAGTGAAGATAAGCTTCATAGGGGCTACAATCTCACAAGAGAAAATTGTACTGAAAGATAAAGTATTTCTGCGGGCTAAGCGAACTGCTACTAGGATTGCTAAGAAAGATAGAATCACAACATATGATGCTCATAAAATGCTATCGTATGGTGGCAGATTTAGTCATTTTGACACATATCAAGCATTTCAAAAGTACATATCTAGCAAAATAAGTATGAAGCTCATGAGAGCAATTGTAAGTAAAGGAGACAGGAAACATGTTCACAAAAAGTCAGAGTAAAGAAAAACCATTGGCGGTTGAGAATGTAGGCAATGACCGCTACATTATCCGCCAGAACATCACAAAGACCGACGACGGCAACGGGGGTACAATCTATACCTATGATGAAAATATCGTCACTAAGAGCGCCTTGGACGTTATGCAGTGCGTTGAGGGCGTTGAGTTGAAGCGGGAGGCTGTCATTATTGACGAGTACACCCAACAGCTAATGGAGGAGGGAACACTGTAATGAAAGCAGTAGTAGCAAGTTTTAAGAGACTGTATGAAGCCGGCAAGGTAACTAAGGACGACATGAAAAAACGTGTCGTTCGCGGTATCATCACAGAAGATGAGTATAAAATTATCACAGGTGAAGATTATGCAGCATGATTTTCAAAAGATTAAGCAGAAAACAGATCTGCAGCTGCAAGAAGAGCTTAGTGCAATGAGCAATGAAGAGCTGATTGAAATGAATATCAAGTTATTGAGATTACTTAGTTTATATACAGTAAGGAGTGATGGTTATGGACAGGCGGTATGATTTAAGGAAGCTGGGGACAGTTTTAGCTGTACTGACTAACAGGGTGACAAAGGATATGCGGTGTGTATTGGCGGTTGGCATTATGACTCTTGTGGTCAGCTTAATAACTATGGTGATGGTGCTATACATGGCAACGAATGAGTACCGTGCTGGCGCCTGCATAGTAGGCACTACGGCTATTACTAGCATATGCAAAACAGCTAAGGCAAAGGCAGGTGCACGTGCAGAGTATGCCAAGCATACAATAGATTGTGTGGTGTAAGCTATGTTATGGCACAGAAAACTGGCTAAGAAATTTCTCAATGAGTCAACTCTTACGGACTTCTGGGACATTGTTAAGGAAGCCAAAATCACAACGCTAGATATGGAGATATTGGATGCCGTGTTCATTGATGGCAAAAGCATGGTACAGGTTTCGATGGAGCAGGGGTATTCTGTGGAAAAGGTAAAAACCACGTTGCAGCGTGGCTATGACAAGGTGTATCGTGCACTGGAAAAGCATAATAAGCTATAAGTACATTAAAAAAGAGACTCCCATTGTAGAGCCTCTTTTTTGTTACAAAATATTATTTCATCAAAAAATAAATTAATATAATTATACCTACTGTTATGAAAAAATATTTAGCACAGCTTCCTGTAGATGATGATATTTTTTTATGTGCATAAACTGCCCATTCTTCACGACAACCCATCGTTGAATAGTGCATTTCTCCGATGTTTAGCAATAACATAGTAGCACTCCGTGTACTAATACCCATTTCTTTAAATAATGCACCTGCTTCTTCTCTCAGGGCAAGTAATTCTTGTTTTTCTGATGGTGGGACAATTTTTAATAAATTTCTAATATCTTCTTTCTCCATGCCTGCCATCAGAAGATAGATTTTAGGGACAGCAATATCAACATTAACATTATGTTCGCTACCGATAGACACAGGCTCCATATCCCATTCAAACATTCCTACCAATTCCCTCCTTATCCGATAATTTATTTCTTCCTAGTCGTGGGTGGAACTGTAACATTATAGCTCGTACCATCTTCTTACCGCAGTATTCTATATGGCTTTTTCGCCTATTAGTGTTTAGCAAGGGTAGTCCGATGAATACAAATGCTATATCGTTAATATGATTTGCATTATTGGTTGACAGTGACACCACAATTCCAGTAGCTATTAGCTTGTCCCAACACAACGCTTGGCCGGTGTCGTTGATTATGGTTTCTGCTGTAAGGTACTGTGTAGTTATTGCACTTCTATAGTCCTGCTCTGGGATAATGTGCCTTGCATGGAAGCTCATTAACATCAGAGGGAGGATTAAGAAAATGGTCAACCGTTTTCTCATGCTTGCTCCTTACTACTCGGCAGTAATGATGATAACATCGCCGATAAGCTCAACGATGTCTTCGGTGGTTTCAATGTTCTTACCCACGGATTTTCCTCCACAATATATATTTCACCTGCTGCGTTGTCCTTTCATCAGCACAGTTCGTATTGGGTGATGGCTATGTGGTTATTTGGAAACAGTATGCACTACACCTATACCGCCATTTCTAATGGCTTCTTCATAGGTCAGTGTAATGATGTCCCGAATCCTATCCTGTTGTTGCTTAGTGAGCTTGGCTATTACCCCAGGCTCATTTATTGTGCCAGTCATTTCTATGTGGCTGATTTTCTTTAGAAATGCTGGGTTATCTTTAAAGAGGACTTCCAATAGATTAAAAGATGGAGTGTCTTTATCTTCTTCAATATTTTGAGCTGCCATTATACTAAGAGGGTCGACCTGTAGGATTTCAGATAGTTTTTCTATCTTATCTCTACGCAAATTGCTGCCTTCGCCAGATTCCCAGCGGGACACAGTTGCTTCTGTGACACCTGCATAATCAGCAACCTCTTTTTGAGTTAATCCCAAGTGCAGGCGGCGCTCTTTTATAAATTTAGCCATTTCAGAAAAATCCGTTGCGCCCATTAAAACAGCTGGTGTAGTGTGCAATGCTTCGGCAATTTTATATAGCTTCATTTGTTTTGGTACATATTTACCTTTTAGGTATTCACTTAATGTACCTCCGCTTATGCCTGTGGCACGTGATAAGTCTACAGCCCTTAGTCCTGCCCTATCCATATAGCGTTTCAGTCGTGCGGCAAATTCTTTATTATAAGTAGCACGGTCTTTCACAGTAACACCACCTTTCATGTATACATATATTATACATAAAAATTATGAAAAAGTACATTAAAAATTTGGAAAACCATAACTTAAATGTTTGTAAAAAATAATCTTGCATAAAAGCTCTAAATAAGTTATAATAAAACTCGGAAATACGAAGAAAGCAAAATTCGTTTTCCTAAAAAATAAGAAAGGGCTAAAACTATGGAATTTGATTACAGCAAACTCCGAGGACGAATTAGAGAGATTCTAGGTTCAGAAGCAAATTTTTGTGATAAAATGCCACTAACTCGCTCCACGGTAAGTTTGAAGTTGAATGGCAAAGTGGAATTTACTCAAAGCGAAATTGCAGCTGCAATGGAAGTTCTTCAACTACCTAAGAGCGCAATAGGCGACTATTTTTTTAAAGAAAAACTTCGGAAAACAGAGGAAATGAAAATCTGAAAACAAAGGAGGCTAGTATGAATTTAGCAGTTATTGAACACGCAGGAGAGCGTGTATTGACAACAGAACAGTTGGCAGAGGTTTATGAATGTGATGTAAAACGCATATCGGAAAACTTCAAACGCAATGAAGATAGATTCGTTGAAAATAAACATTATTTCAAACTAACAGGGGACTCACTTAAAGTATTCAAGGCTTCATTAGGTAATCAGCAAATTGCGGAAAACCTAAAATTTGCTCCCACAATCTATCTCTGGACTCGTCGAGGAGCTTCCAGACATTGCAAAATGTTAGGCACAGATAAAGCATGGGAAATGTTCGACCAACTGGAAGAAACATACTTCAATCCAAAACCTAAACAGCTGACACCAGCAGAGCAGATGGCTCAGGGGTTGTTAGCTGCCAAGGAATTGTTAGAGGCCAAGGAAAAGCAGGTCAAAGAACTTACAGAAACTTGCTCCCAGCAGCAACAGGTAATTGGCGAGTTAAAGCCAAAGGCTGATTATGTTGACAAGATTCTGAAAAGCGATTCTCTAGTAACCATCACACAGATTGCTAAGGACTACGGCATGAGCGGTCAGGGAATGAACAAAGTTCTCCATGACCTACACATCATCTACAGCTGCAATAAGCAGTGGTTGCTATACAGCCAACATCAGGCCAAGGGATATACATTCTCTGAAACAGTGGATATTCCCAGAGAGGACGGGACTACCAAGGTTGTGATGAACACCAAGTGGACACAGAAAGGGCGGCTGTTTCTTTACGAAATACTAAAGAAACGAAACCTGCTTCCGCTGATTGAGAGGAAAGAACAGGAGTAAAGGGGATGGATAAAGGAAGAACACGCATAGTAGGCGAGATGGATAAAGAATCTGGAAGCATTAATGTAACGCTAGAGGGGGGAGGCGTAGAGGGCCTAATTTTAATTGCAACTGCCATAAAGAACCTTTCTAATGCAACAGGCGTTAGTGTTGCTGAAATCATGGAGAATATTACAACTATATTGAGTAATAAATGGCTGTATGACAATTTATGGAGGACTGCTGATGAAAGGGGGGGAAGAAGAATGAAAATGGAGTGTCTAGGCATTGAAGATACCAATTTTGCTGTGGTGTGCCCAAAGAATAGGCAGGAAGAAGCAGAGGCGTTCATGAACATCTGCGATGTTTTGTCAGCAACAGAAGTTCTTGATTATTGTCTGGGAGATTTAAAGGTATTAGCCACAGCATTAGGGCTGATATTAGCAAATGAGGAAGTAGAAGATGAGTGAGATAAAGAAAGCTAGGATCCTTTACAGCAATATGTGGATAGGTTTCACAGAGGACAAACGAAATATTGCAGGGGCTTTCAAAGGTATCTGCGATGGTTTATCCGAGGCTGATACCCTAGGGTACTACCGAGGAGATTTGGCAGAGATAGCTGCTAAGTTAGGATTGTTCTTGGAGGATGGTGAGAAGCATGACGGATAAGGTATGGAAGAATCTTACAACAAGCCAGAGGGTAACTATAAAACGCAAGGTCATATCTGATAGGCGGAAAGTAGAGGCTTTCGATTTTGTAAGAGATTGCTTGCTTATCATTGGCTATTTCATTGTGGTCGGCTTGGCCTGTGGATTTGGAGGGAAGCCATGAGATATTTACAGATAAAAGCCTGTGAGCGAAAGAAAACAATGAATGTTGATTTGCTGGCTGTGTTCTTGGGAGGCTGTGTCTTAGGCTTCCTGACTGGTGTTTACATCTGGGGGTAAAAAAATGGAAACACTTTATGAAATTAACGCAATGTACAATGCTGCAATTCAGATGTATGAAGATGGAGTCAGCGAGCTGGTTGATACTGAGACTGGCGAGATAATTCCCATTGAGGATTGGCTAGCAGCGTTGCAAATGTCTAAAGAGGAAAAGATAGACAACACTATCAAGTACCTGAAAAATTGCAAAGCATTTTGTGAAGCTGCCAAGGCTGAGGTCGAGGTTTTAGAGGAACGCATTGCAAAGAAAGCAAAGAAAGCAGAGCATTTAGAAAAGTACCTGCTTTCACAGTTGGGTGATACAAAGAAGATTGAAACCCCGCTGTACTGCTTAAAGGTACGTACCAGCAAGCGGACAATTGCTCCGAAAGATGAAAAAGCTATTCGAGAGCTGCCACATGAATATTGGAATGAGAAAACCACTGTGGCTGCCGATAAGAAAGCTATCAAGAAAGCATTGGAAAGCGGTGTAGAGTTGGCAGGGTGCTCCATTGTGGAGAACAAAACCTTGTCATACTAAAGGAGGATAAGAAAAATGACTAACGAAGAATTTTTGCAGAGGTATGACAGTGGCAACCCTGATTTTACAGAGGACGAAATTAGGGGGATGGCTTATGTAAAAATTGGTAACTATGTAGATGAAGTAGGTGGAGAATGTGATAGATGGACCCAGGATATGCAAACTATTTTCGAGGTCGATGGTAGACTTTTTGCTGTGAGCTGGTTTAGAGGTTTAACAGAATATCAGGAAAATGATTTTGATGATGCCGAGGTCTATGAGGTCGAGAGGAAAGAAAAGGTTATTTTTGATTATGTAAGAAAGGAGGAATAAGTCGAGAATGTCAAGAGGAATATTAGTAATGGGTGAGAGCGGTTCCGGCAAGACTACAAGCCTGAGAACCCTTAACCCTGAAACAACTTTTATTATTGAGTGTGACGGCAAAGGCCTGAGCTGGCGGGGTTGGAAAAACCAGTACGCCAAGGCCAAGAAGAATTATTTCGAGACTGACAATGCCCCGATGATAGAGGACTTGCTGGACAGGATTAATTCTGGCTTGCCAAATATCAAGGTAGTAGTAATAGACACTCTTAACATGATTATGGTGAATGATGAAATTCGCCGTATGAAAGAGAGGGGCTATGACAAGTGGGCAGATTTGGCTACCTGTATCTGGGGATTGATTGATACAGCCCACAACCTGCGTGACGACCTGACTGTAGTGTGTATGGCCCATACACAGACAGAGCGGGACGATTCGGGCTATCAGTTTACTAGAATGAAAACTTCTGGTAAGAAGCTGGACAAGTTGTGTGTAGAGAGTAAGTTCTCCACGGTGCTGTTATCTAAGTGCCTTGATGGAGAGTACATCTTTGAAACACAGGCTGATAAGAGTACAGCAAAAAGCCCTATGGGCTGCTTCGAAAAACAAATTCCTAATGACATGGATTTTGTCATTAGGAAAATGAATGAATATGAATATGGAGAATGTGAAAGCGAGGAAAAGAAATGATTGAAAGACCTAATGATTGGAACGAATCCCCAGCAATTATTGGCGGTGCTAGAACCCTGCCGGCAGGGAACTACAAATGCAAGATTGTGAATGTGGAAAAGTCCACAAGTAAAAACGGCAATGATATGTTGAAGATTTTCTTTGATATTGATGATGGTGATTACGCTGGTATCTACATGGATAGATACCTTAACAATAAGAAAAGCAATGAGGAGGCCAAGTACCCTAATGCTGGCGTGTATTATCAGCTCCTGGGAGAGGGACAGACTGGCAGATTGAAAGGCCTTGTGCAGTGTCTTGAAATGTCTAACCCAGCATTTAAGTGGAATTGGAATGAGCAGGCAATGAACGGTTGTGTATTCGCTGGTCAGTTCCGTGAGGAAGAATATTTCAATCAGAATGGCGAGCGGAGAACTTCCACTAGACTGGTGTATATTCATCCTCTGGAAGAGCTGGCCAACCTCGATGTACTGCCAGCAAAGCAGGCTAGCAAGGCAGGTGCACCACAAAGCAGTGCAGATGCAGAACGACAGTTAGAGTCCATTTTTGGTGGGCCTGCTGCTTCACCTGACCAGATTCCGTTCTAATGCTGCTTAATGGGAGGGTGATTGGTGCCAAGGGTGGAAACATATTTGTTTCTATCCCTGTCACCGACACCCAAAAGGAACAAATAGCAGCCACTTCAAGGCCTGATGTGGTGGTTGAGTTTGAGGACGGCAGGCAGATAACAGTCAAGCAAAGGAAAAAAATCTATGTGCTGATAAAGTGCATAGCGGATTGGCAGGGGTACACTCCTACAGAGGTAACAAAGGAACTGCTGAAATATGAGTTCATTTCCTCACCGATTAGGGAAGCTATTTCCTCTGACGATTCCTTTTCCTTGTCAGACTGTGATAGAACGACTGCAAGGCTGTTTATAACGTGGCTCATAGAGTTCTGCTTAACACATGATATACCATGTGGAGAACCGCTCTGGAAGCTCTGTGAGGACATTGAGAAGTATATGTGGGCGTGCGCAGTAACAAAGCACTGTGCAGTGTGTGGAAAAAAAGCAGAGCTGCACCACTATGACACTGTAGGCACCGGCAGAAACAGAAAAGAGATTTGTCACATCGGCATGAGGTGTTTACCTCTTTGCAGAAAACATCATACCCAGATACACAAAATCGGGCGCGATGAATTTTGCAAGCGATACATTCTGGAGCCGATAAAGATAGACGAAAAAATAGCACAAGCATATAAGTTAAAGGGGTGATGATGTGATATTCAAAATGAACGACAAGAACAATGCACAAATTGTTCTTGACAGAACAGTAAGCCTAAAGGCCAAGGGGCTATACTACTTTCTACTCCACTTAGACTTGGAAAAAGACTATTCCATAGAGGCTATAGCATCTTGCAATAAAGGCACTAGTGAAACGATTAGGACAGCTATTAACGAATTGCGGGAGCTGGAATACATAGAAACCTTTGCAGGAAAATCCCGCAACAAAAAAGCAATGAGTTCTATCCCATACAGGGAAGTGATAAACCACCTGAACAAAGTCTGTGACAGAGAGTTCAAGTGGCAGTCAGAAGCTACCAGGCGATTAATTCGAGCCAGATGGAAAGAGGGGTACAGACTGGACGACTTCAAAAAAGTTATTGATGTTATGTATGCCGAATGGCATAACACAAATTTTGAGAAGTATCTAAGGCCGGAGACTTTGTTCAGGGCAACTAAGTTCGAGTCGTATTTAAACAGAGATAGCTCCAAAATAAATAAGATACAGAATACTGAGAAACTGGCGGGGACATACTTATGACAGATAAAGAGGATTTGGAACGAAAGCTCATGGTAGATTATCTCCAAACAAGGGCAAAATACTTCAATGAAGATGTAGGCAATCTGGACAAGGTAGATGGCTATGACTGCCCTAAGTGCAAAAACAAAGGGGCTATAGCGGTAATAGGAGAGCATGATAATAAGTTCGCTTTGGATATAGTCATGTGTGACTGTACCAAAATCAGAAAAACAATTCAGCTCATGAAGCAGAGTGGGCTGGAAGAAATGCTCAAAAAGTACAGGCTGGAGGAGTTCGAAACCGACGAGGCTTGGCAGAAAACCATTAAAGCAAAAGCTATGGGATTTCTGCAAGTGCCGGTGGGAATGTTCTTCATCGGTGGGCAGAGCGGCTGCGGTAAAACCTTTATCTGTACAGCCATTGCTAGAAAACTCCTATATGAAGGACGGGAGCTACGATATGAGATATGGCGGGAAATGTCAACACAGCTCAAAAGGAATATCGGTGACAAAGAGTACACAGACCTGATTGACCAGATAAAAAAGGTTGATATTCTGTACATCGACGATTTTCTCAAAGTGTCTGTTGGTGATGAAATAGGCAGGCCGAGTCAAGCGGATTTATCACTTGCCCTGGAGATAATCAATTACAGGTATAACAACAAGCTGGTAACACTCATATCCAGCGAGTGGACCAGCAATGAGATTATAGGTTTTGACGAGGCTTTAGGCAGTCGGATATGTGAAATGGCTGGTAAGTCAAACCTTAATATCCGACGGGACAGAAACAAAAACATGAGAATGAGGGCTATGGAATTATGATGAAGTATCATAACAAAAAGGTAGAATGTAACGGCAGGCTGTTTGACAGCAAGGCCGAGGCAGATTTCTACAGGTTTTTACTAGAAAAGGTAAAGCCAGTTGAGGTAATATGCCAGCCTACCGTAGAGTTGCAGCCATCTTTTAAAAAGGATGGAAAAACAGTTAGAGCCATTACATACACCCCTGATTTCTTCGTTAAGTTTGCCAACGGCAAAGAAGTTTATGTGGATGTAAAGGGCATGAGTACCCAGCAGGGGGAGCTAAAGCGGAAAATCTGGTGGTACAAATACCCTGACAAGAAATTGATATGGGTGGCCACATCAAAGAAATATAGCCTTAGTGGCTGGATTGAATGGGGCCACTTAAATAAACAGCGGAGGCTGAACAGAAAGGCAAAGAAATGACAAGATTGGAAGAAGCAAGTCACGATGTAGCCGAATATATAAGCACATTATCAGAGAATGGCATGACAAAAGTTATGTGCGCTATCTCTTACTCAGGTAAATGCTTGTTTTGTAAATGGGCAGAAAATGAAGAAAAGTGCTTAAAGAGTCGGTGTGAGGACGGGATAAAGGCATATTTGGAGGCTGACGAATGAGTGCAGCAAGAAAAAAACGGCGGGCAAAAGAAAAGGCTGTAGATAAGGCCATCAAAAAAACTGTTGTACCTGTTGCTAAAGCCAAGGCGGCTGCCCAAATGCTTTTCAAAATGAATGAGGGTAGAATTAAGCGGTATTGTGAGTGCCGTGTGTTACCCGCCATAGCATTTACAATGCATAGGCGTTTTGGCTGGGGAACAAAAAAGATTGGCAGAATGGCTCTGAAAATAGAGTGGTTCATCAAAGAGTACATAGAGGCTGGGATAAAAGCCAAGCGTGTATATATAACAATTCCGTGGCTATGGGACGGGCTGAATGAGGAGTGCAAAATAAACTACATTCCGAGGGAAGTAAACCAAGAGCCAAAAGATGAATCGGATTGCAGGTCATGGCTGGATGTTCATGCTAAACAATGCTCAATAAATTGCCTTGATTATCTGGAATGTATATGGCTTTGGATTTTACACACTGAATTTGGGTTTGGCAATAAAAGAATCTTGCAGGCCAGAGAAGAAATCAGCAAAATCAATCCTTTGGAAATTCCTATCAAAATGATTTACGACATGATGGACATCGTGGAGAAGTTAAAGGCCGCCACCGAAGAAGAAAAGATAAGATTTACTACTCTACGTGATGACCTGAAGAAAATGGACATTACTCATAACGGATTTGAGGAAGGCCTGGTGCTTGCGTTTAAAAAGCAAAGAAAGGGGATATAAATGTTAAGTGTGTATAGAAAAGGTACTAGAAGATATTTTCTAGCGAGGATTATTGAGAAGCATGACAATGTGACAAGTTCAAAGTTTGCTATCTGCTACAGCAACAACGCCGATAACACCAAAGCGAAGTGTACAATTAAGATGATAAATGAGGCTTATGGGGATTTGCAAAAGGCTCAGGAAAAGCTGGATGAGCGGGCAGATTCTCACGGTTGGTCATGGACAGGGGAAAACAAAACAATGCCCCAGTACAAATTGGTGTACAAGGCTGGTAAAACAGTGTTTGCGCTGGAGGAATAGTGATGGCAGAAAATGTAACGATACCCCATTTTACTTATGTAAGGGATATGTTTTCTAATTACCTTGCTATAAAAAAAGCTGTGCAGGAGTACCGGCAGGACGCTGGCACAGCAAAGGAAATGTCGCAGCAGTCTCTCAGTAAAACCGACAAGATTCCTATGAAGCAGGTAGAAGCGGAAGCCTTTAAAGAAATGTTGCCGGTGCCAGCCGTAAGACTCCCTGACGGGACGAAGATTAGCAATCCTGAACGATGGATTGATGTTGTCAATAGTGCATTGAATCACATTACAGACAATAACCATAGAGCAGCTATTGCAATGTGGATAATGCATTTCCGTATTGCTGCAATCCTTGAAGAAACAAAAATGAACAAAGCTTTGTTCTATGTCTTGAAAAGCAGGGTGATTGATTGTGGTGTGGTTCTGGCATACCAAAGGGGGCTGTTGAAAGTTGAACGCACAAATAAGCCCGTGTAAAGACTGTGAAAGCAGGGCAATAGGTTGCCATACAGGGTGCAAAAGTTATCTCACATGGCGTGCTGATTTAGACTGTATGGTAGCAGAAAAAGCACGTCAGGCAGAGATTAATACTTGGATCATCACAAGAGTTAAGACAACAGATGAATGGTCAAAAAACAGGGGAGATTGGTGGAAGAAATAGATGATTTTATTTGTTTTAGGACTGCTGATAGGTGGCTGTGTTGGTATGCTAATGACTGCATTATGTGTGGCTGCCAAAAAAGATGATGCCAAGATGGAGTAGAGTTGATAGCAGTATTTATCGGCAAAGTTGAAATTGTATGTCAGTGAAAGCAGGGGAATAGATGAACAAACGCAAGAGAATGATTGAAAAGGCGAAAACGCAGATGATTATCAATGCAGACACCTTGGAAGAATCAGGCTGGTACCGTCGCTTTATGGGTAAAAATGGAGCCGTGTACAGAACTTGGAGAGTAATCTGGCTGATATAGTGGAGTTATTGAAAGGAATGAGGGGCAATGAATCCAATATTCAAGCAAAGACAAATGAACCAGCAGGGGAACCTACAGCAGTTTCTAAATAATGTCAAAGACCCCCGACAGCAGGTTATGAGCATGATACAGAATATGTCGCCTGATAAGCGACATATGATAGCTGATATGCTGCCAAAGGCTAGGGCTATGGCAGGCAGATTTGGTATAAATGACTTTGATTCAGTGGCCACTGAAATAAACAAAATCTTATAAAAGGAGTGATAGAAATGGACGAATCTTTGATTGGCAACATCTTAGGAGGCCTGATTAATCGTGATGGAGATAACAACAACTGCATGGGCAACGGCGGTTGGTGGATCATTCTTCTCATGATTTTCTTCTGGGGTGGCAACGGCTTTGGCGGCTGGGGCAATGCAGGAGCACAGGCAGCAATGGCTAACTATGCTACCCAGGCAGATATTACCAATGGCTTTAACTTCAATCAGTTGCAGAACGACATCAGAGGTGTAGAGCGTGGATTGTGTGATACCGGCTATGAAAATGCCCGTCTTATGAATAGTGCTACCAATACAATTGTCGGCCAGGGACAGAGACTCGGTGAGGCTATTGCGCAGGTTGGCTTTAATGCTCAGCAGTGCTGCTGTGAGACTAACCGCAATATTGACAATGTTCGTTATGAGATGAGCAAGAATACTTGCGACATCACCACCAATGCTACAGCCAACACCCAGAAGATTCTTGACCGCTTGTGTCAGATGGAGGCTAACGCAAAGGACAACACCATTGCACAGTTGAGAAGTGACTTGCAGGCAGCCCAGCTGACTCTGGGCAACCATGCACAGACTCAGTCCCTTATCGGGGCTTTGAGGCCTACTCCGCAGCCAGCCTATATTGTGTCTAGCCCTTATGCTAGCTACAATACTGGTACAACTATCATCTAAGAGTGCATATCCGCACCAAACTAAAAGCAGGAACATTGCTAAAGGGCGGTGCTCCTGCTTTTTCTATTGTAGGGGTGTAGTGAAATGCGACACCCTATACCATTTTCCTGACGTCACGAAAAAGGAGTGATTTTCATGTTAGAAGCAAATTCCCAGACCTTAACAGTAACAGCGAATACAGATATTACATTCGCAAATATCAACATTCAGACCGGCATAACCGCAGTCTTGGACAGTGACACGGCAACTATCAGACTGAATAGACCTGGTATATACCGGGTAGATTTTACCGCCTATGGCAGTAGCACCGCAGCAGGGACCATTGGAGCACAGTTGTATGCCAATGATACCGCAGTAAACAGAGCTTCCAGCGTTGCCACCACCGCAGCAGGGGCACCACAGGCCATAGCTTTTTCTACCCTTGTAGCAGTCGGGAGCACCATGGCAGGTAAAACTGCAAAGCTGAATGTAAAATACACCGGCGCAGCTGGTATTCTGAATAATGCTGATGTTGTCGTGACAAAGATTGCGTGAGGAGTGATAACATGAAAGCAGAAATCAAAGAGGCTTGGCAAAGGATCCTTGCTCATCAGCTTGAGGGGATAATGCTACACAGCAAGTTAAGCACTACATATATGCTGCTTGATTGTAAGAAGCAGTCAAGGACTCATTCAGCCCACTACATCCAAGAGTGCATTACACATCAGAATACACTTTTGTACATCGTGTGCGAATATGGCGAGGAAGTACAGCCCGCAAACCTCACAATCGAGCCTGACAAACATATCTGTATGCCTGTTCGACCACTAGAACGCCATGTAAGGCACGAAAAGGCAAGTGCCCTAGTGAATGTATGGAAAGAGTGGGAAACCGCAACAGTGAGCTTCTACGAGGAAATGAAAGCTATTCTGCCAGATTGCCCACTGATTAACAAACTTTTGAAGTCGGTCAAGTATGAATTGGCCCACATACACTAAAAAAACAGCCCCCACCAATCAAGGTAGGGGCTGTACTGATTTATTTTGTGATTATCGCAATATCGCCTACAAGTTCAGCCGTTTCGCTGTCAGTGTCGATACAGTGAAGTATCTGACGAAATCTGTCAATAGCCTTGGCATTGTAACGGAATGTTTCTACTTCTTTGTTTGAGTGTTTGGATTTATCGTGGTACCAGGAGCCGTATTCTGCTGTTTTCAGCTTGTGCAGATTGGCCAGTCTGCCAATTTTGTGAGCCGACACATTAAGCATATTGCCAATTTCGGTAGCGGTGTAGGTCTTTTCCTCAGCTTTTGGCAGGGTAACAACATCCTTTTCAGCAAGTGTATTGGCAGCATAGGCCTTGCAAACCTGCTGATATGTACCGCTTGAACCCTCTGCCAGCTTTGCCCATAGTGCTGCTTCTCTGACTTTTGCATTGCGTTCCATGATTGCCAGCCGTTTAGTCTTGGATTCGTCCAATGGCTTTGCGGTGCCTGACTTCAAGCGGTGTTCCATTTCATAGAATTTGTCGATGTAGGTAGCCGTGAACAATACGCCTTTCTCACCGGTCATTTTGTTTGCTACCATGTCGCAACCCTTTTTGGTCAGCAGGTAACAACGGACTTCTTTGCCATTTCCTGCCTGTTTGTAGCTGGATTCAACAAAGAAATTTGAAGAATCCAGATTTGGATTCTTGCCCAAAACCTCTACATAGCTAGCAATGTCACGGCATAAATGAGCATGAGTCTTGTCAATAAGTTCTGCAACCTGTCTGCTATCAGCATAGAACACATCATCTTTGCAAATTAATTTAAAATTCATATTAAGTTTTCCTTTCATTAGGCCGAAAGGTTTGCTATAATAGATTTAACAAGGCCTTTCGGTTTTTGTGTAGGTGGTTTATCATCTCTTGGCGGGGGCGATGAACCACTATTTTTGTTGTAGCAAAAGCAATATTCCTTGTCTTATAGCACCTGCTTTTGTTAAATTATGCTCCTGGGCATATTGACAGAGCAATTCACTTGTGTGTTTATCGACTCTTACTTTCAGGTCTACATCTTTAGGATTTTCAGCTTTTGGCCTACCCATTTTAGGACTCATTAATCAAACACCTCCTTTTATGAGTACCAACAATACACATTATACTTATAGGCACTCAAAAAGTCAAGGAAAATTTTCCCTAAAACTTAAAGATTGTAAAAAACAGAATTATGATTGCGTTTTTCTTAACAATCATTGCGAATTTTCAACAAATAATTTAAAGTTAATTAATTGCTAGTTATGCTAATGTTGCTAGTATTGGTATTATTGAACAAGGAAATGTGATATGACATATTTTATTATAGCAGTATTGGTTATTGCTTGTATCATTATGCACAATGATAAAGAGCAATGGCGAGAAGGACACCAGAAAAAACAAGATTTAATAAACAAAGGGAAAGACTGTTATTATCAAGCGGTCGTGGACGCTAGAAAAATAAAAGATGAAACTAAAAGAGCAAAAGAACAGATATTGTTTTTAGCAAACAGAGAAGCCAATCTGATAAAGGAAGAGAACAAAAAGAAGATTGCAGATATAGAGGAAGAACGGAATTTGCTCACGGCTGCAAAAACAGCAGCTATAAAAGATTTTCCAGTGCTTGCTACAATAATAGCAGATTATGAAAATGCCAAAGACCTTGCAATTGAAAATAATCTTAGATATAAAGACAGGCCAGCGGTAAAGGCTGCTGATGAAGTCAAGAAGATTAGAGGAGAAAAAAGAATACTCATTGTAGAAAATCACGCATATAAATGGGAGCTGCTGCATTTAAAAAAGCTTTTGCCGTGGCTTGAAGATATTGAGGAAGAAGCGATAACACCAGTCCACGACTATATAAATGCAAACTTTGCAGAAAATGATTCTGCTGGATTCTGGCTAACACCTGATGAGTATATGAGATTGCGGAGTACAGAAAAATATCAGCTTGCCCTTAAGAGATACTGCACCCGGCATAAATCAAACCAGGAAATAGGCACCGAGTATGAGCGTTTTATAGGCTATATGTACGAAACTAAGGGATATAAGGTTGAGTTTGTAGGCATAGAAAAAGGCTTAGAGGATTTAGGAAGAGATTTGATTTGTACCAATGACAAAGAAGTTCTCATAGTGCAATGTAAATGCTGGTCGAATAAGAAGAACAAAGTTATTCGTGAGAAATACATCAACCAATTATGCGGTACGGCTTTAATGTACAAAATAAAGCATCCAGAATGTAAAAAAGCTATAAAGCCTGTGTTTGTTTCAACAGTGCCATATAGCGATACAGCAAAAGAATTTGCTAAATACCTAAACATACAATGTATTGTTCAACCTTTAGAGAAGTACCCGATGATAAAATGTAACATAAACCTTTCAACCAATGAGAAAATATATCATTTGCCGTTTGACCAGCAATATGACAAATGCGTTATAAATAAAAAGCTGGGTGAATGTTATGTAATGACGGTACAAGAGGCAGAAAATAAAGGCTTTAGACGTGCCAGGCGTTGGCTTGGACATAATTAACCGCACAATAAAACCCCTCTCCATTCCAGAGAGGGGTTGTTTTTATTTTGAAGCCCCCAAAAAAATGTTAATTTTGTTGTCTCTTCCCTTTTGCGTTTAAGATTTCAAAAATCATATTAGCTTGTTCTTTATCTGTTGTAGATATTGACACGAATATTGTTTGAAGAACTTGATCTCTTATTGCTTTTAATATTTCTACATACTGCGACGAATATACATCTTCCCTACCACACCATTTTGTCAAATATTTCCTAATATTTTTTTCTTCTAATTGTTCATAAAAAAACTTATACGCTTCTTCCATACGGCATTCTTCCTCACCCACCGCTTCTTGAAGATAATTCTTCTCTCTATCTTGTATATAATACGAAAAGAACGGATAATGTGATTGACTTTTTAGAATACGCACAGGCTCTCCATTATCATCTTCAGTCATTATATATCTAAACAGCTGCTTACTAAGTTTTTCTTCACCAAGCTGGCGAAATCTATCCGAAAGAGCAGAAAAAAGTATTGTAATTGTAGTCAATCGTTGTTGCCCATCAACTACTTGTATCTCCTTATCAGTCCCTTCGGCATAGTCACCTATAAATAACATAGTTCCCAAGAAATATTGACTATTAACGACCTTTCCATCCTTTATAGATAAACAACTCAACATATCTTCCAAAAACTCTTTATAATTCTTCTTATCCCATGAATATTCCCTTTGAAACCTCGGAATCAGAAATTGCCTACCTGAAACTAATACTTCTCTAATCGTCGTATCATATAGTTTTATATTCATTTTTTAGTACCTCCACATTTTATTACATCATATCACAATGGGGTGGCAAATCACCACCCCTATTGCAACCATCACTTCAACCTATATGAAAGTTTTTCAAACTTGCTGGAATAAGCCTCTATACATTCACATGATAAACTACCCACGATATTGTTTATCTCTGTAATTTTCTGATTGAGATATTCAATTACACCCTCCACTGACTTCAATTCATATTCCAGGCGAAAAATCGTTTTGTGTCTACTCTCGACACGCTCGTCAATGTTAGCAATGATTTTTTCAGCATTGATTCTCTTGCCGTCCAACATATCTGACAGCCTTATAGAAAAAATTGTTGCGGCAGAGTCGTTGTATATTCCATCACGACGGCGGATTGTAATCCAATCACTGTAATTGGATTTATCTTCATAGCAGCCAATATCGGCAAAAGCCTTGCCAAACCTGCAATTATAGCACTTGCCGTCAAAGGCCTTTACGATAGCCTTTACAGGCTCGACCATATCCAGGGACTTTTTATACTCACGGATACGGACTTGTAATTTTTCTTGTTCTTTTGTCATGTTTAAACCCTCCTTTGATTTAGGCTGATAGCCTTTATCAGTCCTACCAGATGGCGGGTATCTGGTAGGCTAGATAAAATCTATCATGCGGTTAGAGCTTTGCGGCCGTTGGAAGTGAAAACCTCACTACCGTGCAAATTCCGTATCTGGTCCATATCAAGGGTTTTTCTAGTTTTCTTGATATAATCGGCAGGCCTCCAATACCATAGCTTCTTTTTAGAAGCCCAGCGGCAGCCAACTTCCTTGATTGCGGTTTTGTTCTGGTAAGTGTTGCCACTTATCCAAATCCAATCCCCGCAAACCTCCAATTCCAGCCCGTCCAGCTTCATTAATTTATCAAGGGCTGTTCTGAACTCGTCAGACTGGAAGTCGTAGCAAGTATTAGCTTTAGCTCCTCCTTGCTTTCCTCCCTTGCGGTTGCCGTCCTCGTCGAATAGGTGAGCCAAAGCCCATTCATACTCCAGGACGATAGCAACCATAACTTCATGGTCGCCGCCTTTGTCTGGGTGGTTTTTAAGTACCAGCTTGTGGTACTGTTTCTTTAACTCTTTGACATTCTTAACTTCTGCAAAATACTGTAATTTCATTTTTGAACCCTCCTAAATTGTTTTAGCCTGCACACAGTACGCAAATCCCAAAGTATATGCCAATGGCCCAAAAAATGTACTCCAGAACCTGCTTTATTTTCTTTACTGTTTCCATGCTCTTTACCTCCCTTTTTAGATTTCCTTTAAAGGCTTTACACTACCCACCAGCCCGGGAGCTGGTAGGCAGGTTAAAACTCTTAAAGAATGGATATGTTCAGCTTATCAGCAGCAAGGCGAATAGCTTCATCAAATGACTCCTGGGAAATTGACTTTTTGACGGTATAATCAGTCTTGCCATCAAACAACTCCCAACAATCTGGGCCAATCTTAAAGACATTTTCTTCATTAGTAGCGTCGAGTTGCTGACCTATCCAGTGAATGTTGCCGCCGATTAAGGCTTTTGCAATAATCCCGTCAAAATCCTTATCAAATTCGCAATTGAATACTACCATTTTTACTACCTCCTGAATAAACTTCATTGTGTATCAATAAACCGTATTGTTTATCTTGATTACATAGTAGCACGGTATTTTTGACTTGTCAAGCATTTTTATAAACTTTTTTTGATATTATTAAACTTTTTAGGGTATTGTGTAAAAAGTAAAGTTGATATATACTATATGTGGAGGTGGTAAAGGTGACTGAAAAAGACTTTAAAAGGCTATGGAAGAATTTTTTATTTGATATTGACAAAAATAACGCCGTGATTGCTGCTGACCTAGGCACTACCCCGCAGAATTTCGGCAAAAAAATTAACAACGGGACTATTAGATTTTTAGAGCTAGCAAATATTTTTGAAAGATACGGCTACCGCCTGGAGCTAGTGAAAGATGAGAAGTAGCACCAGAAGCAAAAAAGAGCATAAGAAAAGACCTGCCAAACGGCAGGCCTTTTTGATTTAAAGTATGTTATATAAGTCTGTTAGATTTTTTATTTCTTTGCCATCTTCTTTGACTGTGAGGTAGTCACCGGATAAGTCGACGGCAACATTATAGCAAATATAATCAACGATGTTCTCTATAATATTACAATCACTTTCGCCCCTGGTTTCGCATGATGGCTCGCAATCCCAATAATCACGGATGTACTCCCAGATTTTAACCTTTTCTTCCTCTGTACCAGCTTCCCAAAGGTTAACCACAAAATCCGCAATATCTGCCTGTAATTCTTCATAATACTTATCCATGATAACTCATCCTTTCCGTCTCCTCCTCAATATCTGTAGCACCTACAGACTTGATAAAGTCTGACATTTCGTCAGACCATGTCTCACCCTCGACCGTTTCGGCCTTTATAATGGCCGGGTTATCGAAGTAAGGCCCGGCCCAACCTCCGGGATATGCTTTTGCCCAGTCATAGACTAGGGTTGTGGTATGGTAATTGTTGCCGTACCACTCTGTACGGCATTCAAATTCAAATCTTCTTTCCATTTTATACCATCCTTTCTGCCTCCCAGATGGAGGCCTACAAGCCTATGAAATAAACTTTAAAGCTGATTTATAAGCTATATTGTTTATCTTGATTACATAGTAGCATGGTATTTTTGACTTGTCAATGCTTTTTTGAAAATATTTTGATGTTCGTTTTTACCTGCATAGCTACAAAGTCAGATGTAGCAAAGGATTGATGGATATATAAAAACATAAAAAAAGAACACAAAAGTATAGACAAAAAAGCTATTTTAAGGTATAATATTTGTATAGTGATATAGTATATGCAAAGGTCTGGAGAGTGTGCCAGGCCTTTTCTTTTGTCCTTTTATAATAAATTCATTGTACAAATTTGATGATTTTTGCTGTATAAATAGAACAGAGATAGAAAATATCCCGACTTAATACAAAAACTATCAAATAATTTGTATAATGACTTAGAAATATAGTGTTATCTGGAGCATGAAAGCATATAAAGGTTGCATAGTGATGTACATGCGTATGTGGCAAAGGAAAGCACCAGAGCCAGCTCACAAAAGCTATGTGTATCATATAGAAGTAAAGCAGCATTGGAGCCGGAGAAAGTGCCAGATGAAAGCATAGATAAGATAGATAAATGTATAGAGTATATATGTTCGTGCCTATGTATCATCATAAAGGTACTTAAAAGCATATAAGAGTACATAAGCAAGTATAAAAGATAGATACCAGGCATAAGGATAGAAGCAAGATACATAGTATAGTGATATGAAGATAAAGAAGTATAGATATATAGCCTGCTATCAGCATACTAAGGATATATCAGTATAAAGATATATAATCCGGTAAAGATATAGATAGTACTATAGCATTGATATAAATATCATCAGTATCATTATAAAGAAGTTTTTAGCCTGCTATTGCCAATGACATAAAAGACATCATAAAGAAGTTTGGAGTGTCTAAACAAACTATCCGAAAATCTATTCCTTTTTAATTTGATGGACAAGGATATTCATTATTGTTAATTCAAAAGCATAAATTATTGAAATGAAAGCAAAGTGGCAAATCTGGAGCTTATTTAAAAGGAAGATAGATACATAGAACACACTATATGATTTAATGGATATGTTCTACTATTTTGTCCACCTGTCACAAACTGTCAAAAAGTCAAACAATATAATGGTAGATTTTGCCAATGCTGAACGGCTTCAATCCATTGATATGACTAGGCTAGAGGGCTTTTACGATTACTTCCTATAACAATAAATTATCGGATGTAATAGGCGCGTAGGCAGGCGTGGCACGCTCGTGTGTAGGCACGGTCGCTCGCCCCCAGGCGCGTAGTTAATTGTTGTTCTAATAATGTCATATACACATAAAAAACAGGGGGTAGGGGGTGGGGTAGGGACTACCTATATTTACCCCTGTCATTTACCCTATGGAGTCCCCCTCTCGCACAAAATATGCAAAATTATAAACTTTGCTTCCATAAAAAACACTAAAGTCAAAAAGATAAATGGAAAGCAAGCAAAGGAGGTGATTTAAGTGGCGTTGCTAAATGATATGAATTTGGAACTAGGAGTAAATGGCCTAAAGAAAAATGGAGTCATGCCTGAACCAGAGCGAGCTAAAAAAGTTTACGGATTGACTTATAAGAAGTATCTGTTTTGTAAGTACTATCACGAAACACAGAATGCCACACGGGCAGCAGAAATGGCTGGCTACAAAGGAACCTCCAGAACGGCATTAGGAGTTAAGGGAAGTAAGCTACTTGACGAAAAGGGCGTATCTGACTACTTGACACATTTGGAAAGCATACAGGAAGCAAAGATGGCTAAAAATGGTATATATAGTCTGTCCATGACAGAGGTATTTGATATGTATGTAGACTTAGCTCAAAGCACTGAGAATGACAGTGTAAAGAGAGCTGCTTTAGCTGACATGACAAAGATACTAGGTGGGTTTGCTCCAAAGGAAGTAAACATCACCCAGGATATTAACATCAGCAATCAGCTACAGGAAGCTAGGCAGAGGCAGATTGAGTACGCTCACAAGCGCCTAGCAATGAACACAATAGATGTACAAGCGAGGGAGTGTTAGGCTGCTGTTGTGCGCCAGTAGCCTAAACTTTTTAAGGCGGGTAACACCGCCTTTTTATATGTCTGCTGTAAGGTAATGGCCTTATAGTAGGCTGAGTTTTTCATAATCCTCCTTTCTCTTTTTTAGCGGTGTGTCTTTATGGCATACCGCATTTTTTATGGGCGATTCCAGAGTGTGTTGGTGCAACTCCAACTAGCCCTATTATTACGAGGTGAGCACATGAGTAATCCACAAAGTGAATTAGTAGAGTTCTTGGCGCAATTTACCCACGACCCATTAGGATTTGTGTATTCCTGCTTTCCTTGGGGTAAGGATGAATTGACAAATTACAAAGGCCCTGATGCCTGGCAGATAGAGATACTTGAAAAGCTAGGCAAAGGCCTCATAAATATTGAAGAAGCAATAAGGCTGGCTGTGGCATCAGGTCATGGGATTGGAAAGGCAAGTACAGATGTTCTGATTATTGATACGCCTAATGGCAAGCAAAGATGGGGCGATTTAAAAGTAGGTGACTATGTATTTGGGGATGATGGTAAGCCAGTAAAAATAATTGGCACTAGAAAATATAAAGCCATACCTTTCTACAGGGTAACGTTTGATGATGATAGCTATTGCGATGTTTCCAGTGGTCACTTGTGGAACGTAAAGAACCGCAATGACAGGAGAACTGGTAAAGGCTGGCGAACTCTTTCCACTTTGGAAATAGTTGAAGCTGGGGTACTTCGCAAATCAGGTCACAAACCTAATGGCGAACAACATTGGGCAAAACAATGGGAGATACCAATACAGGGTGCAGCAGAATTTCCGCACAAGGAAACTTTGCTACACCCTTATTTATTAGGGGTGTGGCTGGGTGATGGTAGTAGAGAACAACCCATCTATGCGAAGCCATATCCGGAAATTAGGAACAAGCTAAAATCTCTTGGGTATAATGTTAAGCTCTGCAAAGACAATGAAAAAAACTACATAAGAGACATAAAGCATTTGTTGACAGATAAGGTGTTTTCCTGCCGTAGCTTTAAGCGTTATATCCCTGACGAATACAAATACAACGATGTTGCTAGTCGTAAAGAGCTGCTATGTGGCTTGCTTGATACTGATGGAGAGATAAACAAAAAAAGTTCTATTCTCTATTCCACCACCAGCAAGCAGTTAGCAGAAGATGTCCTGTGGTTGGTTCGTTCATTAGGTGGCAAGGCTCAATTGCAGCCAACTGATAAGCAGGGATGGTATTATGACGACAACCACAATAGGGTAAATTGTAGGTTTTGTTATCGCATAACAATGACTTTGCCATTTAACCCTTTCTCAGTAAAACATCGCAAGGAAAGGTACAAACCTAATATTGAGGACAGATACCGCAAGAGGTTCATTGCTTCTATTGAGCCAATAGGCAATGCCGATGGAATGTGTATTACAGTGGATAATCCCAACGGCTTGTACCTGGCTAACGACTTCATAGTAACTCATAATTCCTGCTTGGTTTCATGGATAGTTCTATGGGCTGTATCTACGCATGAGGATACTAGAGGCATTGTTACAGCCAATACAGAGACACAGCTAAGGTCTAAGACTTGGCCAGAGGTGTCTAAGTGGTATCGTATGTTTATAGGCCGTGAGCTGTTTGAGATAACAGCTACAGCCATCTTTTCTGCTGATAAAGAGCATGAAAAGACTTGGCGGATAGACGCTATCCCTTGGAGCAAGGAAAACCCCGAGGCATTTGCTGGACTTCATAACCAGGGCAAAAGGATACTTGTTATCTTCGACGAGGCTTCCGCCATTATCGACGATATATGGGAAGTTACCGAGGGTGCTATGACTGACGCCCACACTGAAATAATCTGGTGTGCTTTCGGGAATCCTACCCGTAATACTGGCAGGTTCTATGAGTGCTTCCATAGTAAGCACCGCACATGGGATACAAAACAGATTGATTCCAGAACGGTAGCCATTTCTAACAAAAAGGTACTTAACCAATGGGTAGCGGAATATGGCGAGGATTCTGACTTCGTAAAGGTCAGAGTACGCGGATTGTTCCCAGATGCAGCTGCCAATCAGCTGATACCTAGAGGTGTGGTGCAGGAAGCTAGGGAAAGACGACCTGAGAAGAAGCAGTACTCCTTTTCTCCAGTAATCATCGGTGTGGACCCTGCATGGACAGGGCAGGATATGTTGGCTATTGTAATGAGGCAGGGGATATATTCTCATGTTTTAAAAACTCTCACAAAGAACGACAATGACCTTGCTGTAGCCAGAATGATAGCAGGTTTCCAAGACCAATACGGAGCTAGTGCTGTGTTCATAGATATGGGCTATGGTACAGGTATTTACTCTGCCGGCAAGGATATGGGGCGTGATAATTGGCGTATTGTTCAGTTTGGTGGTAAATCAGACAAAGAAGAATACGTCAACAAGCGTGCTGAAATGTGGTTCGCTATGAAAGAGTGGTTGGTTAATGGTGGCTGCATTGATAATGAAGCATTAGCTGACGAGCTGGTAGCTCCAGAGGCTTTTGTTAATCGCTATGGTAAACACCAGTTGGAAAGTAAAGACGATATGAAGCGCCGTGGCGTACAATCCCCGAATATGGCGGATGCCTTGGCATTGACCTTTGCTTTCCCTGTGCAGAGCGGTTGGAGTCATAAATATAAGAAATATAGAAAAGCTGGCAAGATAGCCAAATGGGGTGCACTGTAGAGAGGAGGAGAGCTATGGAGATAACAGAGGGGTTAGAGATTCTGCAAGGCAGTATAAAGCAGCCTAGACAGGAAGTGTCTCTAAAAACCCTAAAGAAAAAGGAAAAAGAAAAAATCATGGCTGCTTACAAGCGAAGTCGTGATTCTGCGGAGAAATTCTATCAAGGCTCAATAGAGCCGTCCTTGATACGGAGGAAGAAAATCTATGACGCTCCCAAAGAATTTTTCAGAAAGAAGTTTCCAAAAATATCTGAGTTATCCGATTGGATTAGCCGTGATGTTAAGACCACCATAGATTGGATGTTACCATCTATCATGGAAGTTTTTATTGGCACCGACGACCCTTGCGATATTAAAGGGCAGTCACTACAGGATGATATAGCAGCCAAAAAGCTACAGTCCATTGTGAAGTACCAGATAAACAAAAAGAATGACTATTTCAGATTCCTCTATTCTTTCATCAAAGAGGGATTGATTACTAACCTGGGAGTGGCCAAAGTTTACTGGGAGCGGGACGAGACCAGAAATGAAATGGAAGTCATGGTGGATAGTTCCAATCTGGACCAATTCTTACAGCTGGAGCAGATGGGGAAAATCGAAATCAAGGAAATGACTATCATAGATGGGCTTGCAGCTATCATTAAGTATGATGAAATAAAGACTCATTTTAATAACCCTGTTATTGAGAACATGAGTCCGTCAGAACTTCGCTTCACTCCCGATGGGCACACCTTGGCTGAAAGCAAATTTGTAGCCCAGCGCAAAATGGTCAAAGGAAGCTACCTGAAAAGCAAAGAGCTAGAGGGTGTGTTTCAAGATGTTGATAAAGCCATTAAGGAAGCTGACGACCGCAAGCGTACAGGCTACGACCAGTACACCAATAAGTATTTTGATTCCTATGGCAATTTCCTAAACGATGATGATAATGCTTCTAAGGACTTAGTTCTCTATGAGGCATATCTTGATGTTGACTACAACAATGATGGAATATTGGAAAAGGTCATTGTTCATGCTGTTGGCGATGTGCCAATCGCAATACAAGAAAACACCTTTAGAAGTGTTCCGTTCTTTATCTTTGCCCCTGAGCCTGACCCATATATCCCGTATGGAGAGACTTCATATGCTGATACCTTGGAACAGTTACAGGATTTGAAAACTGTGCTGATAAGGCAGGTTATCATTGCGGTGGCCAAGAATAATCGACCACAGATGTTCGTTGCAGAACATAAGGTAGACACTGACGCTCTCATTGATGGTGATGAGCTTATACCCGTAAGGGACGGGAGTCCAGCGGAGGCTGTCATGTACAGCCCACATATTCCTCTGGACCCTATCACAATGACTCTTGTACAGTACGCACAGAATGACATTGAAAGTCAGAGTGGCAGTACAAGGTATAATCAGGGACTTGACTCAAACAGCCTAAACAAAACCGCAAGTGGTATCAACGCTGTAATGGGTGCTGCTGACAAGAAAATGAAGCTGATAGCACGTATCTTTGCCGAATGTGCATGGGTGCCTATTATCAAGCATATCATTAAGCTGGACCAGCAATTCTTGGACCCTTATCAGCAGTTTAGGCTAAATGATGAAATGGTCAATATCTCCCCAGAGGAGCTAGATATTGACTATGACTTGGTTGTTAATACAGGCCAGGGCGCCGCCACAAAAGAAGCCCAAATGAATTATTTAATCATGATAATGCAGCAGCTTTATCCTGCCTTGCAGAATATGGGTGTTGCTACTGAAAAATCATGGTATGAGACGGCTAAGGACCTGTTGGAGAAAATGGGAATCCGCAATGTGCAGAATTATCTCATTGACCCAGATAGCGACCAGTGGAAGCAGGCACAGGTACAGAAACAGCAGGCAGCAGAGCAGGCTGAACAGAAACAGCTTGATACTATGCTAATGCTCCAAAAGGTTAAATTGGAATCTGAATTGCAGAGACAGTCAATACCTCGCATGAATATGACCTCTAATTATAGGGATTTGCCTGTAGAAGCCAAGCAAAGCTATATAGACCAATACTTAAAAGAAAGAGTCCCTGAACCTGATATTTGGGTAAAGGAATTGATGGATGTGTTAGGAGGAAGTTATGCCAAGAGGAATAGCACGCTCCCGAACGGAGCAAAAGAAAGAGAACCTCGCCAAGGTCAAGAAAGCGGGGCAGGCAGAGGAACTGTTAGCAATGTTATCAGAACTCAAAGCTGATATTGAGAGGCGGATTTTGAGCCAGATAGCTAAACAGCCAGTGTGTGACCTTGAAAGTATTCAGTATGAATACAAGGCTTGTCACATGATAATGGATATGCTTCATTCCACTGTGGTTGCTGGTAAGCTGGCTGAGGATAAGTTAAAGAAAGAGGAGGAGTAAAACATGGGAGACGAAATGACAGTTAATACCGATGTAACACCAAAGGAAGCACCGGCAACAGAGCCTACTCCAGAGGCTGGTGGCGAAAGCCATGTTGAAAGCCATGATGATGGTGGTACAAAGTTCACATTTTCAGTTGATGAAAACGGAAATCGTTCTTTGAGCTTGGGAGAGGATAAACCTACTGAGCCAGAGGTGCCACAGGAGAGCAATGAACCTGCGGACAATCCACCACAGGAAAATCTTACAGAACCAGCCGTACAGCCTTATGAGAATATGGAGCAGGTTGTTCAGGCTGCGGGTGCAGGCAATCTTGACCCAGCCAGGCTGACACAAGAACAGCAGCAGTCTATTATTGCTTTACAGCAGAGACAGCAGATGGAACAACAGCGGCAGCAGTTCATGGCTCAACAGCAGGCGGCAGCCGAGCAGGCACGTCAGCAGGCATTTAGTCAGCTGGCAGTACAGGCCAAAGCGGCTGCAATGCAGGAGCTAGGCATTAGTGATGATGATTTGACCAATGCTGACTTTATGGAAGATGGTGCTGAGAAAAAGACTAAATTCGAGGCTCTCTACAACAAGAAGTTGTTAGAGGGGCAGTACAATTACATTCAGAATGAGGTTGTACAGCAGCAGAGAATGGAGGCCTACAATCAGGGCGTTAATGAAATCCAGAGCTTCTGTGCCGATGAGCGGGTAAAGAATCCTCACTTCCAGCAGACAATTCAGCTGATGGAAACGGCTAAAAATACCATGCCATACAATGTGGCTGCTAAAATCTTTGCTGCGGAGCATAATATTCAGAATGGAGTATTGACACCTAACGACATTGCGACATTCCGTCAGTATTATGACCACTGCAAAAAGCTGGCCTATCAGAATGCTGCTAATGTGACCACCAAGCCAAAGCCTACCGCAAGCGTTCCAAATGTTGAGCGCGCCGGCACCACACAGAACAATGCCGATGTACCACATCTCAACACGGTTAATCTTAGAAGTATGAATCAGTATCAGCGAGATAAAGTTATGCAAAACTATATTTCACAGCTGATAAGTAAATAATTAATTTTTAGAAAGGATGTGCATAAAATGCCTATTCCAGAGAAAACAACTTCCCAGTCTGCCTCTTATTTGGCACAGGGTAGCTTGGAACGTGATATGTCAGAGGTGATTACGAACATCAGCCCTGCCGATACCCCGTTCCTGTCCAATTTACCTGTTTATGATGAAGCCTACGAAATGAAGATTGAGTGGCAGACTGATGAACTATTGCCACCGGGCAAGAACCAGCGACCAGAGTTTGATGAGTACAAATTCCCAATGGCTGCTGGTGTTGGTCGTTTACACAATTTCTGTCAGATTATGGCTCAGAGCTGCAAGGTATCTGATGTAATGCAGAAGGCCCGCAAGACCTACAAGCCTAAAACTGATGAGCTTTCTCGTCAGATTACCAACTACAGCAAGAAACTTGCTTTTGATATGGAGTACGCCATTATGAGCAATGCAGAGGCTCATGCAGAAGCTGGCAGCACTCTTGCTATGATGGGTGGTATTCCATACTTTATGAAAGAGGAACTGTTAGACGTTACATTGTCCACAACTGACGGCAGTGTTACGACCACACAGAAACATGGCTTGTCAACTGGTTCTTGGGTAATGCTCAAAGGAACTAAGCTGCCAAAGGAACTTACAGCAGGTCAGCGTTATTATGTTCGTTTAGACGATACAACGTCTGATACTAAGTTCACTCTGTTTAACAGCTTGCAGGACGCTGTAGAAAAGACTAATGGTATTTCTACTCTGACTGACGCTGGCACAGCAGTTAAAGTGTTAATCAACAATGTTGTGGACGCTGGCAATGCCAAGTTCACACTTGATATGATTGACGACGCTATGGAGCTGGCTTACTATCGTGGTGGTCACCCTACACAGATTTGGCTTAACCCTACACAGAAGCGCCGGTTTAGCACCCTTGCACGTGAACTTCATACAGTAAACCGAAATCAGACTGACAAGAAGATTTCTGATGTGACAGATGTCTATGAATCTGATTTTGGTGTGCTGGAAGCAAAGTCCCACCTCAATTGCTCTGATGATAAGATTTTCCTTATGGACCCGTCTTATTGGGGCTTGCGGTATTTCACTAGACCACATCTGATTCCTAATAGCGAATTGGCCAAGACAGGCTCTTATGAGAAGTTTGTTATTACTTCCACTTTGAGTCTACAGGCTTCTCAGCCTCTTGCCTCTGCTGTTATCAATAATGTAGCACGCTGATTTTTTCTTTTCCGGTACATAGGAATAGCCCCTTTTTATTAGGGGCTATTTTTATTTTATGGAGGTGAGACGAATGATTACAAAGCAGGAAGTTGATATTGACGGAGACAAAATAAGACTGCGAAATACTTTTGATATTGCTGCGGCAAAGGAAGCAGCACACGAGGCCACACAGGAGGGAGATAGCCGTAAGGCTACTTATAAATGCATGGGTTACATACCGCCTGAAATGTGGCAGTATGACCCGTGGCTTATACAAGCACGCAAGGCACAGATAGCCGGAGATAGACAGGAATATGCTGATTTGCTGCGGAGATTTTTTGATGTGCACAAAGCTCTTAGAGTCACACACAAAAAGCATTACTTTAATGGGGTGAAATTATGATTGCGGTAAAGAATATTTTCAAGCAGATTCGTATTGACCTCAAAGATATTAATGAGGTTCAGTATTCTGACTGGGATTTAGAAAATGCCATGAACAAAGCTATACGGCTTATGGCCAACCACTACTCCATGCATAATACCGACTTTCTGACAAAGTCTATTTTGATTTGTGATACCCCAACCAAACAGCATTTTGCTCCACCTATCAGCGAGCAAATAGCAGAGAGACTGCACAGCAGTTCATTGCCGGAGGATTTTGTTTCCATAGTGAAAGTTATTCGCCCGGATGGTTATGAATTGCATCCGTCAACAGGCCATTTGGATGAGCGGAAATATCTTATCTATCGTGGTTGCATTTTTACCCTGGGACCGGTATTGCTGTTCTACAGTTACACACTACCAAATTACAGCAAAGACGATACCGTTGACTTGCCTGTACCATTCTTTGATTTTATCGTGGAGGCCACAAAGATTGTGCTGACTGAAAACTTTTCAGCATTGACAGAATTTATCAATGATAATGCAGAGAAGATGATTCCAGCTAGGCGGCTGACAAATGCTAGAGTGCGTTTGCCTTGGAGGGTTTAGCCATGTTAGTAAGTGAAGCAATGAAACGGATTCGTTACCGGATTAACGATGATTCTGACACAGGCTACCTTGACGATGTGCTGATAAATTACATTAACGACTCAATCAAGTATTTGTCCCATGCTTTGATAGCAAGGAACGACCCGATATTGATTAATGAGTTAAGAGTCAGTAAAAACATCGAAAACAAAGTGCCGGATAACTTTGTTAGATTTGCAGGCGGTTTCCCTGTTGTCAAGAAAGGCAAAAGGTTTTTCCTGGCTGATGATGAAAGTGATTATGTAAACACAAAATACTTCTCTATTCCTCGTGAGGTGGTCTCTGATAGCGATGAATTGCCATTCGAGGGTAACGATACCTACCATGCAATTATCATCGACCTAGCGGTAATATATGCCCTCAATCAGCATGAATTTAACGTTGAAAGAGATACTGCTATGAGACAGGAACTGGAACAGATTGTTACGCAAGCATTAGGGACGGTGGGCTAAATGAATTTAAGTTCTAAACACCAACAGAATATTGTTTCTTATGGCGATTTCACAGGTGGCTTAAATACCACCACAGTACCAGATATGATTGCTGATAATCAGATGGCTGACTGCGTGAACATGGAGTTCAACCGCACCACAGGTGCACTACAGACCTGCTGCGGTACTGCTACAGTGTTCCAATGCCCTGACAATATTACCATAGACAAATTGTTTTATGATGAGGTAAACAATGTATTCCTGTTTACTGATAAGAACACAAAGGCCGTTTATAAAAGTTGCCTTGTAGACATGAGCGGAACTCACATCTATGACAGGGAAAAGGTCGGTTCATTGTCTGGGAATAAGTCTCCTACAGCTGTTATGTGGGATAATGGCTTGATTATTGCCAGCGGTGGCAGGCTACAGTATTGGAATGGTACGGAGCTGACCACCATAAGAATTACCTTTGAGGACGAACAGAATGTTTATCAGTGGGAACAGGTAGAGTCATTGCCTGAAAATACAGTAGCCAATGACTTTTCCCTGGAAACTAATTATACCAAAGATGTAAGTTACGTTCGATATAACAATAAGTATTACAAATGCAAAGAAACACACACATCAATTTCTGATTCCCCATCCAAGTGTAATGGTGTGTTTATTAAGAATGGACGCATTTACACATGGTATGAATACAGATTGCAATGCTCATGTGTGGGCGATATGCGTGGCTGGTACGATGTCAGCAGCGATGATTCTACTTCTAAATGGGTTGATATTGGTTATAAAGAGGGCGAGCGGGAGCAGGCATACATTGCTGGTGCCTGTGCATTGTCCTCTGATATTGTAATTATTAAGAATGATGGCAAGGTTTATAGACTTGCAGGGGACTACCCCGATTGGACACTGAAAGAAATAGCACGTAATATAACGTGTCTTAACCCACAGTGTTTTACAGCTGTGCAGGACGGAGTGTTCATAGTTGGCCGTGAGGGTATGTTCTTCCTACAGACCACAGTTGACTATGGCGATGTAAGACCGGCCAATATAGCAAATGGCATACTTTCCCTACTATCTACCCTCTCGGTAGAAACAAGCTGGGTAAAGTTTCTGCCAGCATTAAATCAGATTTGGATAGCAGGTTATGAGAATAGATTTATTTGCTATGACCTGTCATTCAAAGCATTTTTTCAAAGAAAATTCTATTCCGCTGTAAACGATGTCTGCCCTTACAAGGACTATTTCATGTTGACCAGGGCACACAAAGTTGTAGAGCTTTTTGCAGGGATTTACCTTGACGAAAAGTATTCCGAGGACGAAAGCAAGATGGAATGGGCAATGACGGCCAAGAGCCATACTTCCTTTTATGATTTCTTACTTAAAAGGATTCGTATTACCTATGCGCCTTTGCTGGACGAGTTCGATAGGGCGCAGATGATAACAGCGGAAAACAAAATAAAGATTGACTTAAAAGAGGCCAACGAAAAGGCTTCTAGGATATATGCAGATGATACCCCTATCATGGAGGACGCACGGAATTTGTTCCCAATGAATACACAGTTTGCCACAAAGTGGCTGGTGTATAGGAAGAATATGTTTGGTGTAGGCTTAGAGGGTGAGGGGTCAGCTGTATTAATAAACCGCATTGATATGGCGGTAGCAGAGGTATAAGGAGTGATTTGATGGCAGTAACATTATCTTCTACAGCAAATGGCACATTGAGTAGTGACCTGCTCATAAGCGGTACGCTGAAAATAACAGGAGCATTAAATGATGGCACAGAGTCATTAGCGGTATCATTGTATAATGACAATACAGGAGCCACATTTACAGCCTCTGCCCACACCTACAGCAACAGCCAGACAGTGACTTATTCTTATGCCAATGGCTCCACCATGTCTATTAACCTCAATACTGGCGCATGGGTGTATCAGAGAATTAATAGCGAGGTTGGCAATGATAAATACAAATATGTATTTACATTTACCTGGACAGATGGTAACGGCACGCAGACTAATGTGTTGAATGTTGAAACCAAAGAAAACATCACGATTAATGAATTTTCTGCCAATGCCCTAGACGACCTCGATGAAACCATTACCGGTAAATGTGATGTGGATATTATTAAGCCAGCAGGGCTAAAGGCAGCCGTTGAAGTTACCGCAAACAGTACTAATATGAGCGGTGAGGAAAAGGAAATCACAACTGCTACAGATGTGCTTACCTGGACTTTGCTAGATGATACTGTTTTCACGCTGGACTTAGGTAACAAGAAGTTTACCTGCACCAGAAAGGCCGATAACATTGGCGATATGAAGTCTGATGTTTATAGCATAAAAGTATCAATAGGCACTGTAAATGCACAGCTAGGCATTATCTCTAATGTGGGATTTCCACCAGATATACAGGACTTCTCTACAGGGAAAGTGTCTGATACGGATACCACCATAAAAGGAACTTTCAATGCTACCAACATGGATAATTCTGCTGCTAGAGTAACAGTAATTCATAATGGCTATTTGCAGTCAGCAGAAAACAAAGACTATGCTGACACAATGGAGTGGACCTACAAAGACGGCACCAAGTTTACCTTGAACCCAAAGGATAAGACGTGGACTTACGATAGAGCACAGGCTGACACAACAGACCTACAGCCGGATATTTATGTTTTTGAAATTGACATATCCAGCAGATACGGCAAGGATACTGCCACGCTGAATGTTACCACAGACATACCTAAAGCAGAAATTGTTTCTTTCGTAGCAGAGAATATTGGCGATGATGAGAACCTTATCAACGGAACATTGGAATATACCATGCCTTCCATAGTTCATAACCCAACTATCCGCATTGATGTGACAGTTAATGGTATTGCTTATGTTACTACACCATTGCCGATAACTGACCAGGCATTATCCTTTGAATATAGCAATGGTGCAAAGCTGGTAGTCAATCCTGCTAGCCACACATTCACATACACAAGGGATAGTAATGAGGTAGGCAACAATGAGCCTGACAGCTATGCGTTTGAATTGTCTATAGCGGTAAATGGGCAGACTACTACCCAGACTGCTACATCAAAGAGTATGGCTGGCCAAAGAGTTTATGACTATGAGCCTGCCTATCCTGTCAATGTAGCACCTGGCAGTGTTGAACGGCAAAATACAGCATGGCCAAAGTATGTCATGGAAATTCAGCGAATCTACAGACAGTTCAACGAGAACTTGAACTATTACGAAGCTCTAGCGAACGAGCTAAAGAAGCAGGTTGCAGAGCTGAAAACCTATGTAGATAATAGGTTCACTGATTATGATAAGACTTTGGATGCTGCGGTAAAGAAACTATCCGCTATCCGTGTTAAAGCTATTACCGGTGTCGCATATCATGGCGACACAATCCCAGTCCCAGATGGCTCAAAACGTGAGAATTGCGTGTGTCTTGTCAGCTTAAAAGAATGGTCAAATACACACTCTGACAATAAATATACTTACGATATGTATATTTGGGTAGACCCAAACGGAGTGCTTACTTGTTATACTAAAACTTCTGGCCGTAATGGCTCAGGAGGTACTTACCCAGGCTGGGCAAATTATCTCGTTATAGATGTTACAACATTAATTTGAGGGCACTTCATATGAGCAAAACATTAGAAGAATACATACAAATGTATGAAAAACACACAGGTGAGAAGTTTCAGTTTAACACTGGCTTCTCATTTTTTTATGAGCCAGAACATGGCTTGTGCGAATACAAAATTGAGGATACAGGCCTTTACTTTTGGCAGATGTGTGGTGACTTAAAGTATTGGGTTGACATTGGTTATAAGGTGTGCCAGCAGTTTGAATTATCATCAATGTCTGCCTATATCCTGCGGAAGCCTAAACCTTTCATCAGGGCATTGGGATTCAAAATAGAGAGTGAGGAGTGCAAGGATAGGTACAGGCGGTATCACTGCATAAATAAAGCAGGCGAGAAGCTGACCGCTACCCAATATGGGAAGAAGTATATTTTTGTTTGGCAGATTCGAGGTGACCAAAACAATGAATGATTTTAAATTCGACCTCCAACTATTCGGCGGAGGAGGTGGTGGCAAAGGCGGTGGAGGAGGTTCTTCTTCTTCATCTTCTTATACGCCTAGTGCACAAGAATTGCAGATAATGGAGTACATGAAAGATAATGCCACTAATGCTCAAACTGGCATTACTTCTATGCTTAATCAGTTTAACACAGGAGTAAAAAGCGATGCTTTCAACAATCTGCTGGGCCAATCAAGTGGCATGATTCAAAGTGGACAGAACACTTATGGTGACTTGCTAAATGGCAAATTACCAACGGCTTACACAGAGAACATGGCTGACGCTATAAAGTCAGGAGTCAACAGTACAGTAGGTTCTAATATTACCAGTCTTGCTAATCGAGGGGTGCTGAACAGCTCTGTAACTAACAAGGCACTTAATGATGTAGAGGGCAATGTAGCAAATGCAATGGCTCAAAACTACAACCAGAATGTCAGCCAGCTTGGCAACTTGGCAGGTCAGCAGATTCAGGCTGCTACAGCAGGTTATCAGCCATACAGTACCTTGGCTCAATTGGCACAGGGACAGGCTAATACCTTTATTAACAGCCCTGTTAGTGCTTTGCGTGGCAGTGGTACGACTAAATCTAGTCAGAATAGCGACCCAGGCTTAATGGGTACGATTGGTATGGGCATGAAGATTGCCTCTTTGTTTGCATGATAGGAGTGATATAAATATGAATGGTTGGGACATGTTCTATGATGGCGCAACTTCATTAGGCGGTAGAATTGCTGAAAATAAAAGAGAGGGTGAGCTTACCGCTGCGTTGCGCAAATTATTTGGTATGGATAAAAACAGTGGTAACGCCGCTGGCAACAATACGGCAACTAATGATAGTAATGGCAAGATAGACTACGACAATGCTATTGTTAATGGCTTCAATCAGTTTACTGCTAATTCCGACAGTCCTTTTACACGGATGATGAGAGCAAATAGTGATGGTACTATTTACAATGTCGACCCAAATTCAGGGACAAAGCTACAGGCAACACAGGCTTCTCCATACAATGCTAGTGCAGATTATGGTGTAGACCTTAACAATCCGTATTCTATGGCTATCATGAACGCCAAGAATGATTATGCTAGAGCACAGAAGCTAGGCGATGAAGCTGCCATGCTCCGTGCTAATGCTGCGGCTGAACAGGCAAGACAGCAGGCACAGGCAGCAGGACTACCACTCCAATCTTTCTTGGCAACTAACAATGCCGATTATAACCAAGCAATTGCTATGCAAGATCAGCTAAGAGCAGCACAGGTGGCAGGTAATCAGGGGTTCAGCTATCAGGATTTGGCAAATGGCAAACTGCTGAATCCGCAAATGACCAATCCAACACAAGGAGTAGTCGAGCAGGCACCTACCAATGCAGGGACAGCACCGGCTACCGCTGCCAAGGGTGTTATGACTCCAACAGTGGGCAACCAGCAGACTGTTCAGACACCAACAGCACCTAACACCTACGACATTCAGGCGGGGTGGAACTTGATAAAGAACAGACAGAATGGCGGTAGTGCAAATCCTTTTCAGCTGGGGGTCAGGGGGTTTTAAACCCTCTCGACCCCAACTATAAGGCAAAGCTCATTTTGTCATTAAAGGATAAAGGCTTCTCTTATGCTGCCATAGACAAGGCATTGCAATTGTCTGGAGTAGACAGTCAGATTGCTTCTGCCCAAAAGGCTCAATATCAGAATATATTCCTTAACGCCATGAGGCAGGGCGATTGGGGTAGCGCTGGCATGGCACTTGCTAATCTGGCAGGGATAGACAAGGCGGGTGCTTCAATGCTGGGAGCTTACTATCCGTCCTATAAGGATAACTGGGTAGAGGGCAATAAGCGTCAGGACGCTAAAACTAACTTCGGCTATCAGCAACGAATGGCAAAACAGAAGCATATCTATGGGCAGGAAGATATGCGAACGAAAGCTCAACTGCAAACTATGGCGAATGCTAAAATATTGCAGGATAAAGCCGCTATTGAACAAAATGCCAAGCTGGCTTATGCAAAACAGTTGATTAGCATGGGTGTTCCACAGGAACAGGTAATGGCTATGTTGACTGGTGGGGCTAGAAAAACATCAACATCATCGTCTGGCGGTAGAGCTAACAAAAATGAGACATATATTGACAATAGTGGCATGGTTCATTATGACAAAGACACTGATAAAGAAATGAGCACCATGCAGGACGAGATTAATGGGCTCCAGTACGATATTAAACAGATACAGGGACCTGACGACCCACTCAGAGCAAGCACTGGTGATAAGCACGCAGAATTGCTAAAGAAGCTGGAGCTTCTACGTCCAAAAATAACAGATGATGATTATCGGACTATGTATGAAACTCTTTATGCACTAAATCAGCAAAGAGACTTAAATTCCGGCTTTAATGCAAAATAAGGAGGAAAGTTTATGGCATACTCTAAATATGGTTTATCATTCAAAAATTTTACAGATAGTTATGGTGAATGGGAAGCTAATGGCGGTGTAGAACAGGCCAACAAAGCCATAGATTTTAAGAATCTACAAAACAATAGCTTTAATGTGCGTGGTTTACCAGGAGGCACTTTTGGCCAATCAGTAATAGATAGTGCTCTTGGAGCAGCAGGCAATATTGATGATTTTCTTGGTGGGCCAACAGGACTTGGAGATTATGCCAATAACTATGTCACTGCACAGGAAATGGCTATGGGCGAAAAGCCTGAAGCTGATTTCTCTTGGGACTATCTTATAAATGGCCTACCTCGTGATACCGGTAATCTGATAGGCTCTGGAATTGGTTTGGCTGCACCTATCGCAGCTGCAACATTGGCAGCACCATTTGTTGGCGTTGGTGCTACTGCTGCTGGTATAGGTGGTGCACTTGCTGGAGCTGGACTGGAGTCTATGGCTGAGGGTGGTCAAAAAATGCGTGATTCCTTAGCCAATGGTGACTCTCTGGAAACAGCGCAGGATAAAGCAAGGACTGTAGCAGGCGAAAATATGGCGTTGCTTGCGCCTACAAACATTTTAGGACTGGGAGCGTTAAAGAAAGTAGGGCAGGGATTAAAGACTGCATATAATGGCGGTAAAGCCGTCTCTGCTACTGGTGGTGCATTAGCAAACTATCCTAAGTTATCACAGGCAGTTGACTTTGCAAAAGGTGCTGGCTGGGCAGGCCTTGGAGCGATGAACGAAGGTGCACAGGAAGCATGGCAGCAGGGTATTCAAGACAGCGTTGAGCCTGATACTGATTGGGGCATTTTGCCTTGGAATTGGAACGACGAACAGACAGAGGCTTTTGAATCCACTATTGGGCCTACAGCTCTTATGGCTGGTGCTGGCGGTGGTGCTAGATTGGCAGCCCGAAAGCTGGGAATGTCTGATGTGCCACAGGTTGATACAGCTCCACAGGTTAACAACAACCTCTTCGGTGCTGGCACTGCTGAAATTTCCACACAGGGAGCTGATATTGACGAGCAGGTAGCACACTTGAAAGACGGGTATCAGTCTGTTATTCCACAGGTTGCAGGTGCGCTGGTTAATGACTTTGGCATTGAGGGTGCTCAAATCTCTAGTGGTTTTAGAACCCGTGAACACAACAGGGAAGTAGGCGGTGTAGAGAACTCCAACCATGTTGGCGATGGTGAACATGGCGACGCTTTGGACATTGTTCTGCCTGATGGTGTTTCTGCTGAAACAGCAGAAGCAATCAAACAGAGATTTGAGAACAGTGGTGTATTTGACGAGGTATTGTTCCATGACGCTGGCAGTGGCTACCACCTGCATTTAGGCGGACTGAAAACAGATAACATCGGCAACAGCTATGGCTCTTACTCCGGTGATGCTGATGTGGATTCTGCTATCAATGAAATGGCTGAGAAGTACAATCTTGACCCTGCACTATTGGCAGCAATAGCAGAGCAGGAAAGCGGATTCAATCAGTCTGCACAGTCAGGGGCAGGCGCAATGGGCATTATGCAGTTAATGCCTGACACTGCCGAGGGGCTAGGAGTGGACCCTAGCGACCTCCGAGGCAACTTAGAGGGTGGAGCAAAATATCTCCGTCAGATGTTGGATAAGTACGATGGTGATGTAGAAAAGGCCCTTGCTGCTTACAATGCTGGCCCTGGTAGTCTTGATAGCGTAAATGGGGATATTTCCCAGCTGTCAGGTGAAACACAGAAGTATATTCCCTCTGTCATGGAGCGGTATAATAAGTTCAAAAACAAATCAGGCGGTGGCATTAGCAGTAGTGGCAATATCCTTGATTGGGACTCTACCAATGAGGACTTTTCCAAGCTGGACTTCTTCCCTAAAGATGGTGAGCAGTCACAGGGGACAGTCAATGAGTTCCTTGAAAACCTTGCCAAGCTGGAGGAAAGTGACGATAAGGCCACCAAGGAAAAGGGCAGACAGGCACAGGATATTCTACAGCAGTATGGTGATGATACTGAAAAGCTGACAGAAAAGGCTAAGGAATTAGGCTATCAGCAGATAGTAGACCCAGCAGAGGTACATGGCCGTATTCCTATGAGGCGCATTGTGTCTACAGCTCTGGACAAGGGGCAGGTAACATTTGCCACCAAAAAGGCTGCTGATATTTTCGCTTCTTCTCCTATCGGCCAGACTATGGAACGGCAGGGGAAAACATTTAAGGTTACTGACAATTTCAAGATGAATGAGCAGGTCAACGCTATTAGTCAGCAGGTTTATTCTGACAATACAGCTAGGACCAAAACTGTCAAAAATGGTGTTATGGCGGATGCTGCGGCTGCAAATAGAGAACTAAATGGGCAGGCAAGACCTCCTATCCAGCAAAACGATTCTGTGCTTACTGATGAGGATAGGGGTAGACTCATCAGTGTTATGCCTAATCTGCCACCACAGGTACAACAGCAAATACAGGAAGCTCTTGCTGAGAACGACATAAAGTCTGTACGCCAGTTGCTTGATGAAGCGACTAATAGCACACCTCTAAACGCTGAAACAGATATTGAAAAAGCAAAAGCTATAACGAGAGCCTTACTGCAAAATCCAGAAGCAACAACCAGCTGGGACGGCAACGGGGCTGTTAGAACTGCTGCTATAGAGGGATTTATCAACAGCAATAATTTAGATGGACTGAATCGTGCTAACAAATACATGGCTCAAAACCTGCGTGACAAAGGCATCAACCCGCTGGAGGTATTGAATCAGAATATAGAAAAGCCAAACACTTTACCAGCTGTGCAGGGGGAGCGTATGCCATCTACCGATGTACAGCGTGAAGAACCTGCCATTGAGGGAACAGTGGAAGATACTGTCATTACTCCTCCGTATAATGGCAATGAGGTAAAAGTTAATAAAGGCGAGCATAACTACTATAAGTGGTTAAGACAAAATGGCTTTGCCCAGCAGGATAGGGCACCAGAAGGCGCACCACAGCTAGCAGAAAACAAAGAATCCACTGGCACGAATAGTGAAAATCAGACCAATTCCCCAACAAGCAAAAATACTGAAATAGAACTTGCAGATGGATATTCAACTGAATCTGGCAAACCTCTTAATGAAGCAAATGAGCGAGAGTTCATTGTGAAACCTGATGGGAGCAAGGATTTTGGTGAGATTTCAAGCGATATTTCAGAAGCTACTCATGGTGCGTTAAAATCAGCTCCTATACGGCTACAAGTAGGCAATGAAGTTTTTGGGTATATTCATCTGCTTAAACATGCTAGCCAAATGAAACAAAAAGGATATGATGTGATGGGTTACATCAATCATATCCTAAATAATTTCAATCAAATATACAGCCAGCAAAGTGATAAAAAGCCAAACCGTTTTGTATTATATTGCAAAGATGATTCAAAAGGCTTTATGCCTATAGACTTGGAATTTGAAAAAGGAAGCGATGATTACTATACGATAGTATCTGCAATGCCACATAGAGCAAAAATAAAAGGAACATTGCTCTATGATGGGAGTGCAAATCCATCTATCGCTACCACCGGCGATACCCTTCTTGCAGAGGCTGACAATAAAGGTGGAGTCAGCAACACTGCGAACACGCATGGGAAGAACAATGTTCCTTCTTCTACCTCTACTATACCACAGAATCAGGATAAGGGCAATGAAAATCCTAATGCTTCTAATGAGCCAATGCGTAAGGAACTTATAGAGCAGGCTGCTGCCAATGAAGATACCTGGGTAAATAGCAAGAAAAGCGAGCTTCACCTTGAAGATGATAACGATACTGTTGTCAAACTCACTCCACAGGAACTGAAATATTATCAAGACTTGATAAAAAAAGGTGTGGTAGCAAAGCCTGAACTGTACGAGGAAGCCCAAGAAGATGTTGGCGAAATGGACGACAATGTGGAGATGTCTAAAGAGCAAAAGCAACTCTATGACGAAAGTAGCGACGATAGGGATATGCCAAGTGTTGAAGATGAGGCAGAACCTACAGCTGATGAACCACGCACTAAATATAGTAGGGAGAAAAGTCCTGTTGACAAAAAAAAGCCTACTCACCATAATGTAGAGTGTAGGGATGTAAAGGAACAAGCGAAACGTTATGTCCAGAGCAGACTTGATAACGGTGCATTAAAAACACTCAAACCGTCTGATGATGTAAATACTGCTATCGAAAAGATTATTGCTCCTATAAAAAGGGAAGTTGATAATCAAGCTGCTAGGTATTTAGAAGCTGGCCATGAGCCAGAATATTATCAGGCTCGTTTAAATATGATTAATTATTACAAGCAACTTGTTGATGAAATAAGGAGGGATTTCAATGCAGGTGATAGACAGTCTGATGTCTACGGACGAGTTATTAACGATACTTGGTTCAGACAATCCGCAGGAGAGGGAAGCAACCTCCGAAAAAGTGTTCAAAAGAGAAATGCAGAGATTGAAACACGAGAAGATGAAAACTCAGGAGTAAATTCATCCTCTGCAAAAACGGGCAAGACATATGAGAATTATAACCCTAAAACACAAAAGGTATTAGATATGATGTATAAGCACTCTTCACGTGATAAGAGTGCTTTTTCTATTGAGCCTATAAATCCACATTCTGCCGAAGCTCAAAAGGAGAACGGCAACAGCAACACTGAACTTGATAGGTTGCCAAAGGTGCCTATTGCCAAGCTCCGCCAGAGCGAGCAAAGGATTGTCAGATTTGGTAAAGCTATTGGTGTGCCTGTCCATTTTGTTGAGTCAAACGAAACGACTAATCGTGGTGTATTCACCCACAATGGTGAAATCTTCATTAACCGCAAGGCAACGGTTCCAGCTCATTCTATCTTTGTACATGAGTTTGTGCATTGGCTAAAGGCCAGCCCTGAAAATGCAGGTGCATATGATGTTCTTCATGCGTGCCTGGAGAACTCTAGCGGGCTTTTCAATGAGGCACGAATCAATAAGTATAGGGGTAAAATTTTTGATGGCAATAAGATGACTGATGAGGAAATAGTGGAGGAGATTATCTGCGACGCTATGACTCATACTGAGTCAGCCGAAAAACTCATGCGTGCGGTCAACAATGTTGATGGCGACCTTGCCACCAGGGTTGCTGGCTACTTAAAGGCCATGTGGGATAAGTTCTGCAAGGCTATTGGATTCAACCCCAAAATATTTAGTTCCAAGCAGCAGTTACCTAATGAATTGTCAGTAACGGAATTGCAGAGGGCAGACATTGCCTTTAACAAAATCCTGATGAATATAAAGGGCAATGATGGCAAGCCTGTATTCTATCGCAAGGGTACAGACCTTGTGCTGCGTGAGACTAATGCAAAGCCTGTAGATACATATCAGGTAAATCCTATCGGTTATACTTATGCAGTTGCATATTCCAAGGAAAATAAGGACAAAGAGCCTATTGAGGGAAATAACAATCAGCAGGATAATGGAGATGAAATTAAGGAGAGTGAATTAGAACGAAGAATTAGAGAAAGAGTAGAGAACAGCCATGTTCCTAAAATACTTGAAGCTGTAGGAAAGCATTATGGCAAACATGTGAGTGATTTTGTGGATAGCGTTTTCCCAGATAAGACGGCATTACTAGCTATGGTAGATGAGGTTAAGGAAGCAATTAACTCCATCGCAGATGATTCCTATAGAACCAATAGGTATTTACAAGATGAGGTTTTGGATAATCTAGTTAAACAGGATTATGCAAAACTACAATATGCTGCTGGTGATGTGCCACCATACATGAAACGTATGCAGGGCAAACTCCTAGGACGTATTATTTTTGTAGAGGAGGCATTTAATTATGGATATGATACCATTCGGGGACAAAATGATTACGGAGCAGGAAGCCTCCACACTGGTAGACAGAATGTGCACGAGGGACAAAACATTGAGCCGAGAAATGCAAATCAAAATTTGCAACCAGCTGTTGGGCATACCAATGGACAAAATGGACAAGGTACTATAAGTGGCAAAAAGCGACTAGACGATTTAACCACTCATGGAAAATTAAAAGCAAAATGGATTAGTGAACTTGTACCGAAACCAAAAGAATCAAGAATGAAGCACTCTAAAGAGAGTGCTTTTTTAATGCCTGAAAATGGCAAGCCGTACACCATGAGCTACTACCATAACACCCAGCCATCACCTAAAATGGCAGGGGATATGTTTGCTCAAAGCATTGAACCAGCTGGGGAGTATATAGCCCATGACACTATGAACGGCTCAAATCAGATACCTGGCTTTGAATATGGGAAAATTTCCTTCAAGAGTCCTTTGGTGCTGGAACATAAATCTACTGGTCATGGTGGTTGGAAAACTGACCTGTCTAATATGTTCGGGGGTAAAAAAGGTAAAGCCCTTAGCAATGCTATCAAAAAGGCTGGCCACGATGGAATCATTACCATCGACAGCAAGACAGGGGAAATACTGGAAACAGTAAACCTTGCTGGCATAAAAAATACTGGCAACAAATATTCTCGTGGTGTTGACCTTAGTCCGTCTACTGATGGTGTGGCTATTGCTGCCAGAGCTAACAATAACCTTTTAGCCAACATGAAAGGCATTGTCAAAAAGGCGAATGCCAAGTTCAATCCATTCCACCATGAGGAGCTGGAAAACCTGCGTATTGATAAGCGTGACAAGGAGAAAGACCTTAACCTTATTGAGTATCAGTTTGTTTCCCCAACCAGGGAGAGCAAGAAGTACAAAGTTATCCATCCGTTTGTTATGAAAGGCAAGCAGGCTATGGCCAAGCAGGAGAAGCTAAGGTTTGAGTTCAATGAGGGCATGAACGAATTGGATAAGCTGCTAGGCTGGCGAGAGGGATTCCATCGGAACGACCCTAAGTTCAAAGAGCGAAAGGAAGCCCTGAACGAAATACTGTTAAAGGGTGACTTGGAGAGAAAGGAGTTTACCAACGAGGAATTGATTAAGGCTGGCTATGACGCTGAAACCATCAAGGGCTATCACAAAATGAGAGCACTTCTGGATAAGGCTTGGAAGCTGGCTGATGAAACCAAGTCAAGAATCAAGTATCAGAGCATAACCAGTTCCACTCAGCGCCGTGCCGAGGCTGATTTTGCAGACCTAAAGGATACGAACCCATTCGCTGAAATCATCAGCAAGGTACATAATCCTGATGGCACTGTGACCATTAACTACAAGGCACCTCATGTAAGGCGTGTGGATAAGCAGACTGTGCTGCCATCCGAGCTGGAAAACCTCCGCAAGAACAAGGATGTTCATATTGTGGAAACCACCCAGAGTCTAAAGGGGACCACGCAGGTAACTTACTATCAGCGTGAAGCAGGCATGGGCAAGCTAAAGGGATATATTCCTCATATCTTCCACGGCTGGTATGTCTGCAAGGTAGACAAGGACGGCAAGGCCATTGTAGACGATGATGGCAATGTAGCTTTGGATAATATCATGACTACTGCCAATTCCTTGTCAGAGGCAGCCAAGCTAGGGCGTGAGCTTGCCAAGGAAAACCCTAACGCTAACTATCGTGTTGTTCCACAGACGTTCAGCGCACCTGGGGCACAAGAACAGGCTATTGTCATGGGTGACTTTGACTATGCCAAGATAGTAGGCAAAGTGGCTGACTCTATGTCCATGAGTATAACTGACGCTCAGGCAATGCTTGATAACACTGTCAAGATGAAAAATCGTGGTAGGTTCTATGGCTATGCTAAACAGCGTAAGGGCTTCAAGGGATTCGAGCAGAATGTTTACCTTGCCACTATGAAGTATTTCAATCAGACTGCACGCTATGCAGCTATGGACTCTTTCAAGAGGGATTCCATTAGTATGTATAACCGCATTTTTGGAGCCTTTGACGACGAGAATGTAACAAAGAGAAGTGCTATGGCCAAGTGGACTAAACAGTACATCTATGATGTGAATGGTACTCCTACTTGGATTGAGAAGATGGGAAACAATCTTCTGCACAATTTGGGTGTAGGAGAAGAACGAGCTGGTGGCAGACCTGTATTATGGTTCCAACAGAAAATCATGACCTATCCTATGACTATTCTAAAGCTGGGTGTATTTAACCCGTCCTCTGCCCTGCTGAACCTCACACAGCTCTTTAACCTTTATGGAGCTATGGGAGAAAAGGTACTTAGCCCACAGGCCTACCAGCGACTCCTACACAAAGGATTTGCTGATACATTCAGGGCGATGAGTAACAAGGATAGTGAGCTAGGCAAGCTGCTATGGAAAGACCTTGGCCTTGACTACCAGATTGGCATGGATGTAGCTTCTGGCTATTCCAATGCAGAGGTAAACAACCTTGCTTCCCTGCGAGGTTTTGCAGGTCGTTTGGCTGGCAAGTCTATGTATTTGTTCAGACAGACAGATGCCTTTGCCAGAGGTGTTACCTTGCTGACAGCCTATAACAAGGCGTTAGACGAGGGCAAGAGCAAAGCAGAGGCCATTGAGTATGCCAAGGAAATAAACGACAAGGTAAACTTTGATGGCTCTGTTGCCGACGAGCCTACCATATTCAGAGCACTTGGCCCAATTTCCAAGGTGTTGTTGCAGTTCAAGAAATATCCTGTTAAGCAGCTAGAGTTGTTCCAGGACTTCTATCTTGACGGCAGGGAACTGGGACTCAACCGCAAGCAGTCATTTTTGCGAATGGTAAAATACGTGGCACCATATATGGCAATGTCAGGCATGATGGGTATTCCGTTTGTCAGCCTAGCTAACGGATTGTTCTCCTACCTTACAGGTATTTTTATCGGTGATGATGATTGGGATTGGGAGAAGAAAATTAAACAGTTCATGATTACGGAGTTTGGCGAGGACTGTCCTTTGACTCAGTGGTGGTTGTATGGTGCAGGTTCTTTCATTGGGCTAAACCTTGGCAGCCGTGTAGGTGTTGGCGATTTCTTAGGCTCCGACTCTTACAACTCCGCTGACGGATTGGCTGGCCTTGCGTGGAATCAGACCACTCTTGGCTCCACTGTTAATCAGGTGCTAAAGCAGATGTCTTACCGCAATTATGCGGAAGCTCTAAAGGCTGTTAATCCTACTATGGGTAACATCGTACAGGCATACAAGGGCGAGGTTAGAACCACTAGAGGCCGTATGAAGTATCAGTATCAGAATATGGCTGAAAGAATGTGGCGGGCCATTGGCTTTACTCCACTCAATGAAACTTTGGCTGGCGACCTTGCAAGCAATGAGTATGCTGAAAAGCAGGAACAGACCAAGGCAAAGCAGGA